GTGCTTGTACCGATGAGATGTCACAACCCGGAATGATCATCTTTCGATGATAAACCGTTATTTGCGAGCTAGTTCAGCCAGGCCGTCCGCACCACTTTTGAGCGCAGAAAGTCCGTACGGACCTTTTTACCAATCGATTCCAGGACTACCCGTGCCAACGTTTGCTGTGCGTATGTGAGAGGGACTCGCACATTCACCTTGGGCAGCGTAGTTCCGTCGAGACAGCGACGGAACTCCACCGTCACTGCCCCCCACGGAAGTCCTATTTCCCGCTCGATAAGCCGGGCCAACTCATCCTGTTCACGAAGCAGCTCCGCCTGCGCTCGCTTGGTTTGCCAGTCGACGAACTGGGAACCGATGGTCACAATCGTCGCCAGCAGAATCTCGCGAAGGCTCTTCATTGGCTACGAGTATACCAGCTAACGGGGGAGTTGTCAGGTTCGCTCGTTCTGCTCGATGTGCGCGGCCGCCGCAAGAAGCAGTGCGGCGAATGCACGAGCCTCTGCCGCGCTGAAGGAGCGCGAGAAGATCACGACCTTCTTATCGGCGCGCGTTTGAGACTCTTGGAACGAAACGCACGCCTCTAGGGACGCAGTGAGGAGCCAATCCTCGTCAACGAGGACCTCTAGCGTACGTGTCGTGGTTGGCGATCCCCGCGCAATGGGCGTCTCGCCTATTTTGATCGCCCTCTCCCCCATACCCAAAAGCATACGGGGAGATAACCTAACTTCGCGACCGAAAAGACAACTACCCCTTGCGCTTATCGAACTCCGCAAGTACGCGAGCTTGCTTGGATTCCGACCAGCTCTGAAAGATCGTCGCCGCGATTATGTGTTCGTCGGGGACCTCTTGAAACGGTTTGCCAGGCTTACCGTACTCGGCTATGAACTCGTCCGCGAACTCCTCACCGTAGCGATCTGTAGTCGCATCTCTCCACGCGAAGAACGCGAACATCTCCTCGGTTAGTTGCGCCACAGTTTCTTTTGGGCGTTCGCGCGAGATTTCGTTCACGATCGCCTCGCCTTCGAACTCCCTGCGATCTCTGAGTGTCAGTTCGGCCGCGTCAAGCGCGTCCACCCAGCCCGCCGTGTAGTGATCGAGGACCCAACTGCAGTAGCTGTGATGGCGACCCTCTCCGCGTTCACACTCCTCGCAGACACCCGCTTCGAGCCTCATTTCGAGCTTCACAGGCGTCTTCGCGGGTTGAGCCTTACCCCATCGCCCGGTAATCTGATCCGCAATGAGCGCGCACCAATGCGCCTCCTCATTCGCGGCCCTCTTGATGTGATCCGGTCCGGATCTCAAAGGCTCGCCGCGTATCTTCGCCTCCGCGCTTCGCTCGCGAAGCCAGTTGACGACATCGGAGACCGGAGACGTTGTAACCGGACCAGGCGGCGCCTCGGCCTCCGCCTCAGCGATCCAGTCTTGGACTTCGATGTATCGAAGGAGTCTATCCACGTACCAGGACGAGACCTCGCGGAAAGTGGACGCATCGTAGACACCAGAGACAGGCTCTGCCCGGTTGTCGCTCTTCGATGTCTTGGAACGCAGGTAGGCCTTGTAGTGCTCCTGAATTGCCTCGACCTCTTCCTTGCCGACGAAATCGCCCATTCTATCCGTCCTTCACCGCGACAATGCGCGAGTCGCCCTCGGACTCCGTTGCCTCGATTGCGCGGACCATCTGGTCGAATTCCGCCTTGTGGCCTTCGACCATGCTCCCGTAGATAGTCACGTACCTAGCGAAGAGCTTCGCAGCCGTAACCGCGATCCTAAGCCTTTGAATGTCATCCTTCGCATCGGAGGTGGATTGCTCGCTCGACGACACGCGGTGGGAGCGGTCGGCCTGGTTACCCGACCCCCGCCCGACCTTCCGAGGTTCGTGCGCACTCCCCTCGGTGGTTTCCGGCGGACCCGTGAGCGACGGTCGCGCCCACCGCGTGTCGTCGAGCGCCTCGCGTGAGTCAGCACGCACCTCGGCGAGGAGCTTGGCGAGGTTCTCGATCTGGTCCTCGGCAGAGCGCCCACTACCAGGCCCGACCGACCCGTACCACCAGTCATGCGCGCGACGGCGATCGACCGTGCTGGGCAACGGTTCGGAGGTGGGCTCCCTCGTGGAGTGCCCCATCCGCTCCCGCTCCTCGGCGCGCACCTTCGCAAACTCCGCCTCGAGCCGAGCGCGAAACTTGATCGACGAACGAGAAGCGTCCATCAGCTCCGGCGCGTGCTCCTGAACGAACGCCGTCGCACGCTCGTGGTCGCTCGGCTCGCGCTTCGGAGAAGGTGTGGCCGGCTCCGGCGGTTTGCCTCCCGGATAGCAGCCTGGCGACTTGAGCGAGCCGCAAGTCGGGCAGTGAACGAGGTCGCTCGTCGGAGGGTTGGTGTGCTTCTCGTCGGTCATGTGTCCTCACACGCGTCGTAGACGATGCGCTCCGGGTAGGCTCTGAGGTTCAGGTAGAACTTGCGGAAGCCGAACGGCTCCCCGTCCCACATCACGGTCGCTCGCGGACGACCGTTGATGATGTTGCTGACGTCGAGTGTCTCCGTGCGCTCGTTGCCCTTGCGGTCCCGGAAGAGCGCGCGCATGGGCGACGCAGATGACGTGGACTCCCGATCATCCGCACTCATGCTTGCCTCCGTCGTCGATGTCGCTCTCGAACTTCGTCAGGGCCTTCCACACGCACCGCGTGCGGAGCTTTGGCGGCGGCACGTCGCGCCCGGGATAGAGCTTCCCAGCGATCTTCGCCTTCGACTCGATGATGAACGCAGCGATCGGATCCCCGCACCGGATGCAGGGAGGGTCGGTGCGTTCATTCGCCATCGATCTGCACTCCCTTCGATCGCGGGTACGCATCAGCTTCGGCTTCGGTGGAGAACGTGCCGACAACACGACGGTGTGCGTTGGGCCCGTCGAGCTGCGCACAGGCAGTGCCTGTCTGCCGAACGACCTGGAAGAAACTGTCCCACTCTCCGCGCTCCGCCTTGTGAAAGTCGTCGATGAAGGGGGAGCCGATGCGCTTGAAGTAGAGGACGTTTCCGTCGCCCGGCTCGTAGACTCGGTGCATTACCCCGAAAGGGAGCCGCGGGGGTTGCCACTCAGCCACGACCTAGCCTCCGTCCCCACTTCGCGAGGAGCGCACTCCGCAGTTCAGCTTTCGTCTGCAACGGCCCTACCGGGGCAGCCTTATGGTCGGGCGCTCCGGGGCCGTAGACACCCGCGATGACACGCAACCACCATTTGTATCCGTTGCCCGCAATGCCGCTACCGCACTCGAGGCGCCAGCCAGTTGTGCCGATCTGGACGCCGAGCGGTCCAGACTGCGGTGCGATCCCTAGGTCTTCGCACAGTGCGACGACCTCGCTCATAGTCATCCCCGGCTTGTCTGCGCTCATCGCTTCAGTTGTTCCATCCGTTCCCGCTCATCGCGACGCACAGCGAGGATCATCTCTTCGATCTGGAAGGCCATCTGTGTCTCGGCGCGAGACGTTTCCGCCCATCTCGAGGCGAATTCGGCGGCGCGCTTCTCGTCGTCCAGGCTGATCGGTTCGTAAGGTTTCGTCGAGCGCCGCCCTGCTCGAGCCTCCTCGATCTCGTCGAATAGCGACGCGACTGCGGCTACTGTGTTTTCGTCGCACATACGAAGTTCCTTGTTTTCGCCGTCGTCGTATGTGTACCCGGCGATGAATTCGCGCGCCTTGGCCATCGAGGGCGAGTCGCTAGACGACTCCTTGGCCGAACATGCATCGCACCGACCGGTGTACTCGTCACGACGACGAGAAGTCCGAGAGCAGTTTGTGCTCACGATCGCTGGCGGGCAGGGGGAATCGGTCTTCACACGGCCTGCGCTGCCGGGGCGGCGGCCGTAGCGTGCGCGGCGCCGTTCACCCTGGCTAGCGGGCCGGCCTTGTTCGCAGCGCTTTGCGCCTGATGCTGCTGGATCATCCACCCGAGCACCGCGAGGAGCTTCTTCGCTGCCTCGAGATCGAGCACCTCTTCACGCGCCGGCTTCTCGTCCTCGAAGCGGAACATGAACTGAGCCCAGCCGGTGTCGTAGCGGCGCATGCTCGCGACGATCGTCTTGCCGTGCGAGTGGACCTGCTTGCGCCACTCTTCGTACTCCTGAGGGGTCGTCGCCGCCGCGACCGACATCGCGGGCGCGCTCACGACCGGCACCGCCTCGACCGGCGCCGCTGCAGCCGCTTGAGCGACCTCGGTGAGCGCCTGATCGACGTTTGCCTGGGCCTTTGCGTTTGCATCCTTTTGCGGGCAGGTCCGCTGGTTGTGACCCGCACGATGACAGATGCTGCAACCACGCTGCGTTTTCTTCGCGGCCATTTTGATCCTTCTCTCTTTGGGAGCCCTCATGGGGCGTCCACTCAACCGTAGATACTAAACAGAAACTGTCAAGTGTTTCGGTCGACGACGTTCCGCCTAAACCGTCCGGTTACCGCCTATGCGTGTAATTCCCATCGGTTACCGCGTAGGCTCTTTGCACGGTTTTTCGCGCATGGCGCGAACAAACGGGGCCAGTTCGAGAGGCTGATACGCCGAATCTGGCGTTTCGGTCCGCCACGAAATCTCGCCGTAACCGCGCGTTTCGAGCACCCAACGCAGTTCCACCCACGAACAACTGAACGGCTCTATTTCCCCGTCGATCTTGACGAAGTAGGTAACGCGCTGAAAGCGATGATCGAGTTCCGGCTGCTCTGCCGGCCTGGTGCGGATACGAATCGCATCTGTATCTTGCCACATGGACGCCAAAAGACCGCGCTCCCCAAAGAAATCGACCACCACGTACGCCGTCTCAGGCGCCGACGCGTGGATGTACCACGAAGTCCCCGCCGGCTTCATCTCTACTTCCGAGGTCACTGGAACCGTGATCGGCGCGGCAACCGGCTGCGGAACCGCGCACCCCAAAACCACTCCTAGGAGTAACGCGCGACCCCTCATGGGGCCCACCCACATTTCGCGCAGTAGCAGAGAGCGGTCGGCCAGCCCGCCCCCTCGATACGCACACGACTGTCGCGCAACGCTGCCTTAGAGAGCGCGTGGTCTAATTCGACAGGGATGTCCAGGTACAGCTCGACCTTCAGCCGAAACTCGTGTTTGCACCTTTTTTGATTCATGCGGCGAGTTCCCGTAGACGCTGATTCCACGCCTTCCGCTCTGCGAGGGGTGTCTGGTTGAGAACCTGAACCGTACCCCGTCGCTCCCCCGGTGGGACGCGGTCGTAGCTCTCGTAGTCCCACCACCTAAACCACCCGTACGCGGTGCTATCCGAACCTGGCTTGCCGTGCTTGTTGATGGAGAAGATCGGTCGATTCGGTAAAACGAACACATCGGGCGGGTACCGGCGCATGAACTCGCAGCGTGTCTCCGACTCGAGGAAGTTCAAGCGGAGGAGCATCACCGTTTGGCGCGACATCCTCATACACTTCTCGATGAACTCCTGGGCAAGACTGTACGGGGGATTCGTTAGGGCGACATCGAACTTCCCGCCAAAGTCGTCCTCCGGTAACGCCAGAAAGTCGAAGATGTGAAGACCCCCGGGACAGAGCGGGGCAAGCACATCCTGCGTCTCCGGACGAATCTCACACCCCGACCATTCGACATTGAGATCACGTGCATTCACGGCGCGAATGATGTTCCCACTTCCCGCACACGGCTCGAGCCAGCGTCCCGGCGGAAGAGGTACCGCCTCGAGAAGACGATTGCAAACGAACGGAGGCGTTTCGTACAGGTCGTGCGAGATTCGTTTGATCCCGCGATTAGTCGAAGACATCCAAGATTTCTACCAGAGAGCCGCGATGATTAAAACCGAAAAGGTCCGTACGGACCTTCGGAGATCTCTCGGAGACGCGCTACCGGTGGCGGTTATGGCTGGGACCAGTCCGGATCGCTCGGTACGCGCGAACGGACTTTTTGATCTTCTCGGAGCGCGCGGGCCTTGTCGGTCGAACTCGCCTCAAACGCCGGAACATTTTGATCCGCCGCTTGATGCGTGGACGCGCCTCGTCGAGTATCGTGAGAAGCGCTGCCGCTGCCGATTCGGCTTTCGGAGCACTGGGTTTCGGCTTCTCGAGGAGACGCCGCTTGGCCTGCGTCCGAGGATCTTTCGAGCACCCGCAATCGCACGGACCATCATCCCACTCCACGATCGTATCGTGAAGCAGAGCGAGCATCCCTTCCTGCAGGTGCTGAATCATCACTAGTTCTCCGACGGGCCCTTCGCAAGAGCAGAAACGTTGGTCTCATCCAGCCAGCCCACGAGAGTCCCGTCCTCGAGCTTCTCCCAATGTGCGAAGAAGAGGCGCGTGAACGCCACGCGATCGCCCGGCTTGAGGTACTTGCAGTCAGGGCCCACAGACAGGACCAGCCCGTACATGAACACCTTGTGACCGAGACCGGCGTAGTTGGTCCTCTGCGAGGGAGGAAGATAGATGAGCCCATCCTTTTCCGGACGAAGCTCCGTCCGGACGAAAACCATTTTGCGAAGAGGTCGCGCCTTCCGACCAACCTCCGCCCACGTCGCTTCCACCTTCTGCAAGTTCTCACTCATGGGGCTCTCATTCATGAGAACGTTTTAGATGAAATATGTCGAGCTGTCTCGCGAGAAGTCGCCCCTCACCAGGTTTTACCTCGATGATCTTCTCCACCCGCTCCTTCAGCTCAACCTCTTTCAGGGCCGCGATCACTTCCGCGGTGTCCGCACGAACCGCCACTTCCACCCATTCCGCACCTGGACTCGAGGCGGTACCTCGCCCAGAGTCGACAACACGTCCGACCTTTCCAAGCTTGTCACGAAGCTGGCGAAGCCCCTCGGGATTCTCCGCGCCGGTCAACTGAATGTAAAACCGCCCCGAAGTGGTCGGCTTGGGCGGCGCCGCTTTCGGCACCGGAGGCGGCGCGACCTTGGCCGGCCTGGGGTCCGGACGGGGAACGCGCGGGCGCGGCGGAAGAGGCTTCTCTGAAGAGACCTCGCCCGTCACTGAGTATCCCGTCGGAAGTGGCGGGGCCGGCATCGGCGGAACCGCGGGGGCCGCTGCGGGCGCGGGAGGCGGCGTAGTCGCTTTCTGGATCTGGTCGTACGAGATTTGAGACATCTCGTTCGCCGTGTCGTTGTACGCCTTCTTCAGCTTGTCCAGGCGCGCGCCCGTCTCGTCGATCTTCGAGAACGCAATGTCGAGCTGATCCGCTACCTCGATCGATGCAAGTCGTTTTCTCATGCGCGTCGACCATACCTGATCTGATCGTCAATCGCGCGTCTCACATCGCTCAAGAGGTTTTTCTGCGCCTCTTGGACCTCGATCTGCGAGTTGATGGTCTCGTTCCACTTGTCGTTGAGATCCAACAGCTTCTGTGTCATTGCTTGAGCATCGGCCACACGCTTTGCTTCGACCTCTCGAACCGTCTTGTCTTGCTGACGGGCGAATAGGTACATCAGGACCAAACAGATCCCAACAGGTCCCCCCGTTTGAGCGATCTTTAAAAGCAAATCGTACATGCGTCTAGGATCCGCCTACCAAGCTTCCAAAATGTAATCGGCGTGCTGTCCGGCGCTCGCCTCGGCGATCGCAATCCCCGCCTCGTAGCGATCGAGATAGAAATCGGTGGTTCCTGCCTTTACGTACCCGTGGATGTTTGTCCCGTCGAAGCTGAAGATGAGGTCGTGTGTCGAGCAGATGATCTTGAAACCTCGACACCAGATCATCGACGGCGGCGGCGGAAGCTGCTGGATATGCGGATCTGGAACCGCGTCTCCCGCATTGCGCCCACCACCTTCAGGAGAACCGGATGCCGACGTGTCTCCGATATGAATCGTCGACAAATCGCCCGGTCTGAGGAACGGGGTGGGTGTAAACGTGTTCGCCGCTGCACTATCAGCGAAGATGAAGGCATTGTCGGCAAAGTCCGAGGTCGTCGTTCCCATCTGGAAGAAACGAATCGAACGGAGACCTGAAGCGGGGCGCGGCGGCCATGTCGCGGGTAGAGCCATTGCCCCATAATATCGCGCCTAGTGTGTGTATCGCCGAACTCTTTTTCGACAGTCGCTAGGGATACGGCTTTTTTAGGTAGTCGGAGACCGCCGAAGCCAGAAACTGCGCCAGGTTTTGCTGCCTCAAACCGGCCTCCTCAGAGAGCTTTCGGAATAGCTCTACCGGGATCATTAGGAAAACCACGTCGTTCGGATGCGGTTGCTCGTCTATCGGGGACGACTTTGGACCCATACTGCCAACTTTCGAAGAGCGGCGCGCTTCGCGTCCGCTTTCTCCTTGTCGCGCGCCTCCCCGTCAGAGTCAACGGTTTGATCGGGTTGGACCCCTCCGGCGCTGTTCGGGATCCCACTCGGATAGGTCATCGAAGAGGACCACGACGCGCCCGGCTCGGGTCCCGGATAGGCGCTCGCAGAAAACGCGACCTCCGCGAGCCGCGAGAACTCTTCCAAACCCGCGAGGTCCGTACGGACCTTTTCCTCCCCGTGAGGGGCCACACTAAGAGGGCCGCCGGGCATCCCACCTGTACGCACATTGGAGATTGGAGGACCGTTCTGCATCATATCGATCGCCATCTGCAAAAGCGTCATGTCCTCCGGAGTCAGCTCCGTCGGCTGAAGCCCTGCCTCGACCATCGCGCGCCTCAGAATGTCGTAGGGCGGCGATTCGGGATGCGTAAGGATCAGAAGCTGCGCGAACGTCCAAACCCGCTCTGCCGCCCTCGTGTGAAATGGGAACCCAGGTGCCGCGCCCATCTGGGGGGCTTGCGGCTCACCCGGCTTGCCCAGCTCGGCCTTCGAGGCGTCTGAGACCTGCGCGGCGCGATTCATCATCGGCCACCCCGGGAACGAGAACATCGTGGCCTCGGCCGTGACATCCTCTTTACGCGTCCTGACAGGACCGGTCGGGGCAGTTCGGGAGGTCTCCGGCGCCGGCTGATCGAGCGCGAGCAGCTTGTCCTTCTTGGGCAGCGGCTGGTTCATGTCCTCCGGCCGTTCGAACGTAACCGGTTGAACCTGTCTCTTCGCCGGCACATCGCCGCCCGGCATAGGCAGATTGATTCCCGCCCACCCCGCAGATCCGCCAATCCCCTCCTCGAAGCGACCTACGACGGGCGGGCGCGGCGTGCTCGCAAAGATCTTCGCTAGTGTCGCCAGCGCGCGCTCCTCGTCCCGGGCCGGGGAGGTCTTCCACACACGGTCTTCGTCGGGGCTGTCTATGCCCTGCCTCTGCGCCTCCGCCGACCATGCCTCACGATCTTTCGCAGTTGGGGCGCGGCCCAGATTGGCAAGCCACGTATCGAAGATCTTGTTCGCATCAGGCTTCGCAGGGAGTCCCGTACTGAGGGAGCCTTGTGCGGGTCCACCAGGAAATGGATAGGACGCCATCCCCTCATCGGCTGTCTTGTAGGCGATCGCGAGCGCTTGGGCCTTTGGATGGCCGGCCCGAATAAGCTCCCCCACGTTGTATGAGAACGCGGCTCGCGATTTCCCCTTACGAAGCGGCATCGGCTACTCGAAGTGTACCTTGATCGGGTAGGGCGCGTAATCTCCGTTGGGCGAGCCTCGGCCATTGTTAACGATGAAGTCGAGGTTCTCTGTAGCTGCGGGAAAAGAGACCGCGCCTGCAACTTGTGCGGTTTGCGCGAACGAAAGCTGGACCACCGCAAGCCTCGGCAGTCCGCTGGGGAAGAACGACTCGTACTGCACCTGACACTGCATCATGATCGCTATGAGGCTGTCGGTGAGAAGACCTAGTTCGCTGCCGGAATCGCCTGCTTTTGATATGACGGCTTGCGCGCTGTTCGACGTAACCGCCGTACTTACCTCGCCGCCAGTCAAACCAATGCCCGAGTTCTGGATCCTCAGAACTAGTTTGCGCGGGGCCTGCGTGAGCGGTACCCCCAACTGCTGGACCGTACCGTACCGAGGCATCTGAAACCGCCTCAACCAAAGGAGCGCGGTGCGGATGTCGACGTTCCGTCTCACGTACCCCTTGGTCACTAGCGTCTGAAACGCTTTGGGGTCGGAAAGGATATCAACGTCTGCCGAGAACACCGCCTGAAAGGAAATGACGCGCTCCCCTCCACTCACCCACTGGTAGAGCGGCAGCGACCCTCCGGGGATCTCCTTGTGCGCGTAGTTGACCGCCTTCGTATCCTGGATCGTCTCAGGAAAGTACTGAAAGGCGAGGTAGTCGTTCCCTGTCGGCTTGTCCTGATCGTCCAACTCGAGGATCGCACACTCCGCCTTGCGCTCCCCTATGCCCGACGTGAGCGCCTTGGACAACGACAAAAGACCGGTCACGATTAGCCTTCTTTCGGGTTGTCAGGCCCGCTTGCGGCCTCGGCTTTGTTGCGTCGTCTCGTCTCTTGTGCTTTGGCAGCGATGGCCTGGCGCTCCTCGGGTGTTCGCTTGGCCCATTCCCCCTTGCGGAGCTGCGACTGTAGCTCTGCAAAGCCGGCCGGCTTCGGCTTACCCACGTGCGCGGCGCTCATTTTGGCGCGCGTCTCCTCCGAGGTCGGTCCGGCCGCGGCTCGTCCTGCCGCCGCCCCTGCCTTTATTCGCGCGATTTGCTCAGGTGTGCGCTTAACACCGCGGCGTGCCGCCGCGCTCCTCGCAACACTTTCAGGATCGCGTTTTTTGCCTTTCCAGGCGGAACCCATTGCGCGGGCGTGCTCGATATCCGCCGCTGTCTTCCCTCTAGCGGCCTGACCTTCCATCATGCGCAAACGCTGTTCCAGCGTACGCTTTGCCCCTCGCCGTTTCGCAGCACCTCGCTCAACGCTCTCTCGTGATCGCTTGAGTCCTACAGGCCCGATTCCGCCTTCGCTCTGGTTGGTAAGCCTCGCTCCCTTGGCGCGGTACTCCGCGATCAACGCGACCTCTCTGGCTGCAACCATCTCTGCAGACGTGCAAGATTCGTCCAGAATGACGACTATTGGTTTCTCTCCGTCGCGGAGTAATTTCCGAATCCAATTCGCTTTCCACGAATTTCCCTCGATACGCAAGTAGTAGGGGGTGGCGTGCTGATGCGGACGTTTCATCCCCATCGTCGTTTGCCCGATGTACCGCAACTCCCCTGTCCACGGATCCAGAAGCCCGTACACGAGGAAAGCGTTCGAGGAGGAAACCGGGAATTGCCCTCTGAGGTCCAAGACTACGCCTAACTGCTTAGGATCGTTGATGTTTTCGCCATGCCTTGAATTCGGCATTGTAATTTTTTTTCCAGGCACGCTGGATTTTTATGGTCTTATGTCGTTTACCCGCCACACAGGAGCACTTGTAGTTGGAACACTTGCAGTGCCACTTCGAGGTCTGCGAATTGCGCCCCTTTCTTGGGCCCGGTCCGAGCTTAGTCTTGGTTTTAAACGGGTTGTGACCGCCGCCTTCTTTGGACTTTCGTTTTGCGCGGATCTTTCGCTCGAGATCTTTACCCGACTTGGCTTTGCCCGCCTCGTGAGGGGTGGGGGCTTTGCCTTTCATCCCTCCGCTGAGAGTGTCGCCGGCAGTCTTGGGCGGTTTACCCGTCATGTGCTTGCTCAGGATGCCTCCAGCGCTCTTTTTCGCCTCGAGCAGGCCAGAGAGGCGGGCCGCGGTCGAAACCGCTTCAGGCGGCGACTGATGGGGCGTAGCGGGGGCAGCGGTCGATGCAGAGAGAAGGCCCTGAAGGTCTTCGAGGAGGCTTTTCGGATCCATCGTCTTTTTAGGGTATCGCGTTTGTTAGGGTTCTGGCGGGATTTCGGGATCACGCGGGAGCTTCTTGGGTTCGTCGACCTTCGCGTCGTAGCCCGTCGTCTCCACTCGGTACACGGAGATCATGCGATCAACGAACGAGGGGTCCTTTTGAAGCGCGTGCGCGAGATCGCCCGGACCGAATGTCGCCAAAAAGAACGTGTTGATCTTTTTCGGGTTGCGCGCGCTGTGAGAGGTCCCTACGAAGTAGCCCGGCTTGAGCGATCCGAGACGCGCGCGCTGCGTCGGCTCGTTCTGCGGCGCTAGGAGCGCGACCAATTCACGAAACGTGTACGTCTCAATCGGTTTGGACTTGTCCACTATGAGCCGCGTCTGAAACAGTTTGGCCGGTTGAAGCGTGAATGTACCCATTCGGAAGAGTCTACTTCAACTTTGATGGACGCCGCACAATGTTTGGCGCTTAAACACGAAAAGCGCCTCGCAGCGCTTTTCGGTCCCCCCACTCCGAGCCTTTCGACCGAGTAGTAGATGTAGGAGAGTGTACGACTAGATGTCGTGAACGAAGATCTCCTCAGTGTCGTTGACGCCGGAGACGGTCGTCTCGGTGGCGATGCCCCAGGTGACCTGGCCGGCCTGGATCATCTGGTTCCATTCCTCGTCCGGCGAGAGCGTGGCCGCGTACGAGACCGGTCCGCCCTTGCGGAGATCGCGGAGCTTCACCGGCAGAACCGAGGTGGCACTGTTGGCGAGCGCGCCGATGTGACCGAACGGGTACGGAAGCGGGTACTTCCGCTGTCCACCCTTGGCCGTCACGAGCGGCGACGGTCCGACGATGTCGAGATCGTTGAGGGTTACTCCAGAGATGTTTGTGAGCGTTACGATCATAGGTCCTCGATGTTGCTGATGATTTCTGTCCGCCGCCGATTTGGGCGCGTTCGATTCATCTAACACTACGCGAGTCAGTCTTCATTCGGGGCCCAAATAGACCGTTTGCAGCTAAAGTGGGATTGTGAGATCTTCGCGAACATCTGCAATTACGCTAGAAAAGCGTCGAGAGCGCCAGCGAGGGTACTCGCGCGCCTATCAGCGACGACTACGAGAAGAGGCCGTCAACCGTTACGGGGGTCGATGTGTTTGCTGCGGCGAGAGGCTCATCGAGCTTCTGACGGTCCTCCAGGGGCCGGGTACCGAAAAACCTGCTCCCAACACAACTATCGGCGTCTGGGTGAAGCGGCTCGGATATCCACCTGGTTATCTCGTCTACTGCAGGAGTTGCGCCCATTCGGTGTTCAAGCTGGGCTACTGCCTTCATCGCGACGGCGTGGTCTGAACGCTGTCTCGTTTTCCTGGGTGTCCATTAGTAATGGACGACATGATTTCCTGGACGCAGAAAGGTCCGTACGGACTTTTCGCCCGGCCCCTTAGGCCGGCCCCTTAGGCCGTCGAATCGCCAACAACGGTGACCGTCAAATCGACGTCGTACGCGGACGCGTTGGTCGCGTAGAGCGCGGTGAGCGAGTCGGTGCTGATCACGTAGATCCCTTCGACGGAGTCTCCAACGGGCACGATGGGCGTTGCCTCGCCGCCTGTCGAGTTCTTCTTGATCGAGACGGTGATGGCGGGATCGTTTGGATCGTTCGGAGAAGTCCGAATCACCACGAACTGGGCTGTCGTGATGTTTCCCATCGCGAGGAGCACGTCCGTGGTCATCGTAGGAACGGTCGTCTTCCAGGTCCCACCCTTGCCTTCGATGTCGGTCACGACTTCGTACTTTGGGTTACCAAGGTCGTTTTCCTCGGCCGTTGTCGAAGAAACGCCCACCTGAATTGTGTATCGAAGCCGAACCGTCATGCCTTTAGAGTATCGCGGCTTGAGTCGATGCGGGGGTTTTCACGCCTCAAGGGATCCAGTAAAAGAGCTGGAGGGCCCCATCGCCGCCGGCGCCACCATTCTGTCCCGCCGTATTCTGGGTGCCAGCCCCGCCGCCGCCACCGCCCGCCCCGAGTGTTCCCGCGGTTCCCGCAGTACCCACTTGAAGGCTTGACCGCGATGAGGGACCGTCTCCACCCGTTCCTGCGACGTTACCGGGCCACTCCGACGCGCCCCCTCCGCCGCCAGGAGAGAAGTCGCCGACAAGTAGCGGAGCCGCGCCTCCACCGCCCCCGTAGTCGTGTCCCTGCGCGCCTCCTTGGGCCGCACCGGTTGCGCCTCCTGCCATGAACACAAACGGTTGGAGCATCCTCGATAGGGCGATGTGCCCGTTATTCGAGGTCGCGGGGATGCACGTAATAACCGCCATCCCTCCCTGACCAGGGACCGGTGATGAAACATCTACCCGCTGAGGGTTTGCGAGGTTGATGTCGATGGACGTAAGGGCAAGGTTTCCACTCAGCCGGGAGGGCATCCCGCCAACGCTGTACTTCTCGTCCTGACCGTCGAAGTCCCCGCCGGTTCCACCTTGGGCTCCGTAAAAGGTGTGCGAGCCGAATGTGGTATCTGCTCCGTCGGTTCCATTCGCGCCGCTAACACCCACTGCACCTCCGCCCCCTCCGGCTCCGCCCGCTCCGACAACGATCGTGATAGGCGTTCCCGGAACAACCGGCACCCACTGCCAGCTAACGCGCGCTCCACCACCTCCGGCGCCTCCATTGGCGCCCTGCGAGGCCGTGTCGTAAGAACCGCTCGCGCCGCCGCCGCCGCCGCCAGCCCCCATTCCTTGTACGAGGACCAGGAACACACCGGCAGGTGGCGTAAAAGTGTACGTTCCGGCCGCAAGGTAGGAAGCTATGACTGGACGAGACATGTTAGGTCCACCAAATCAATTCGATCGCACCATCGCCGCCGTTCCCGCCCGTACCGCCCACGCCCCCGGTGCCTCCGCCTCCGCCTCCGCCGCCGCCTGCGCCCAGTGTTCCGTTTCCACCCGCTAGCCCCGGATGGCCCGATCCCAGCGTGCTCTGAGCGTCCCCTCCGACTCCTGGAACGTTCCCGGGCCATTCTGATGCGCCGCCGCCACCGCCTGCGTTGGTACCATTTGTAAGCGCCCCACCAAGACCTCCCAACGCGACTGCCGTCCCCCCACCACGTAATGTGTTGTAGAACGCTTGAATGACCGTCGACGGCGCAGTCAAGGAGGCTAGTCCTCCCTGCCCGGGCGCTGGAAGTGCGGAGAAGATAGAGAAGCCTGCTCCAGCGATCGTCTGTTTGATCACCTTCGGAGCCACCCCGGTCCGCCCAGAGAAGCCCCCAACCGTGATCGGGTAAACAGCTGCTGTCGTCCCTGCCGAGTAGACACCGGCCGCGCCGCCCATTGCGCCAAAGAAGAACAGCGTGCCGTTGAAATCGGAATCCCCGCCGTCTGATCCTGGGTTTCCGTCGTGAACGCCAGTAGCGCCTCCGGCACCGCCGGCGCCTCCCGCGGCCACCGTGTAGGTGTAGGTGGTCCCGGGAACAACTGCTACCACAAATTGACCTAGCTTGGCCCCACCTCCTCCGCCTCCGCCAGATCCTGGCGTGGAGGCTACGATTGGACCGCCCGCACCGCCGCCTCCACCACCTGCGCCGATCCCCCGAACAAGCAACCAAAACACCCCTGCAGGGACCGTAAAAGTGCCCCCTCCGGGCGAGGTAAATGTCTGTCTATGCGCGCGCCCCATTTAGGTCCACCACGTGATCTCGATAACGCCGTCGCCGCCGTTACCACCGTTGCCCCCTTGACCGGAACCTCCACCACTACCCCCGGCACCCCCGCCGCCGCCCGCCCCAAGGGTTCCCGCTCCGCCAGATGCGCCATTCTGACCTAACGGGTCTGTAGCCAAAAATGCATCCGCTCCGCCACCCGGGACATTTCCCGGCCACTCACTCGCACCGCCTCCACCCCCACCCGTGTCGAGATACGTACTTGCGGTAGGATCACTGTGCCCTCTAGGTCCGCCTGGACTAGCGCTCGTACTTCCACCATCCATGTAAACGCCTGCGGAAACGAATGCCTCGTCAATCGCCGTGGTTCCTGCCATTCCGCCTTGACCGGCGATGGGATAACTCATCATCGGAAAAACAACGGCGATTGCGGCGCCACTAACAGTTGTCGCAGGAGTTCCTTGTCGTACAGGAAGACCCCCAGGGATGTACCCGATATCCCCGGAACCTCCTCCCATCGCACCGAAAAACGTGATACCCCCTACAGAGCTATCTCCGCCATCGCCGCCCGGCACCGGCCCCACGCCGACCACGCCCCCAGCGCCCCCCGAACCGACAACCACTGCCAACGGCCCGGGAGAAACGGTGAGAAACACATCGCCCATACAGGCGCCTCCGCCTCCGGCGCCCCGCCCTGAACCGTCCGTATCGGACAAAGATCCTGCGGCACCGCCACCACCGCCTCCGCCGCATCCCCGAACCCTGATTAGGGTGATTCCGCCGGGGACGTCGAAGGTGTAGCTTCCCGCCACATCGAATAAAACTCGATGGAGCTGCATAAGATCACCCGATGATCCACCAGTCGGTACCGTCCGACCAGAGTGTTAGGTTCAGACCGTCCGCGTCCATGGAGTACGCGGTCGCAAGCCCTTCAATCCGTTCTCCTCCGAACGGTGTAAGCGCGACGTTGTTGGTCGCGCACATGAACCCGATGTCCTTGAACACGAACGCCTTTAGTGCGTTCGCACTAGGATCTGGGAGCGTCAGGGCGAATGCTCCGCCTGTGGAGTCGACTGTGAAAAGTCGTACGTTGTCGCCGCAAGATCCTGTTGTCGTGAACGCTTCCGTCTGGAGAACATCCGCGTAGGGATCCCAAATGATCGTCCAATCCGTCTCGAGCCATCCGTTCGAGGCTCCGGAGCTTCGAAACTCGAGCCGTGGATGCGCGCCGAGAGTGGCAGAGCTTGTCGTCGCAAACAGACGGTAGGAGTCCGCGCTCACATCGCGATTCCAGGTTGTCGGCGTCGAATCGCTCGCCAGCCCGGCGTTCGAGGTGAACATCACACTTCCATCGGTTCCCACGAAAAGCCGCGCCACCACGTGAGAACCCGACTCGGGCGCGCTTGTCCAGCAAAGCGTGTACGGAACCTTTCCGCCCGCCGACAGCTTCCACGGCGTGGCCATCGCCTCGACGTTGCGGTTGCCTCCGTGGATGCCTCTGCCGGCCTCGATCCGGCCGAGTACCTTCATCAGGGGCGGCCGATTGGAGTCGTCGTTAACCGTTTGATCCTGACGATCGACGATGATCGCCGGTTCGCTGCTGACCGTGTTATCCAGCGTGAGCTGCCCCGCGGGTGCTCCGAACAGTCCGTCCTTTGCCACCAGCGTGAAAAGCTCCGCCAATAGCAGCCGCGCACGCTCATTCTGCGGCGGTCGAGGAGTCGATGCCGAACGCGTGTCCACCCAGAGCTGCACATCGTCCACGCGTAGAACGCTGTTCGTCGACGCAAGGGTGATGTTGTTACCCTTTAGCTCGATGTAGTAGAGGAAGGCCGAGGAGGCCGGAACCGTTATGAGCACGTCGATCTGCCGGTAGGAGGCGTCCGTGCTACTCGTCGTGATCGTAGTCGTTGTCGGCGAGATCGTCTCCGAGTGCGTGGCGTCCAAGTAGTGCAGAACCACTTGAAACGATCCACCGGTCGTTACGTGCAGAACCTTCACCTTCAGCTTCAACCGAAGGATGTTTCCCGCAGAAACGCGCGCGTCCAAGTACTGTTTGTACGTGGAGACCACGGCTCCGACACCCGAGTCGTACTTCAGGATCAGGTCCCGGGATTCACCTGAAATTGCCGGGTCTGCGTTCTCTGTCTGCCAGTTCGAGGCAGACCCGCCAGCTCCTGCGACAAGTTCCCAAAACCACGCCGAATGTACGCCCGTTCCAGGCGCCGTGCTGTACTCGAAGCTTCCGTTTTGAATCAGCTGAGCAGGCTCGACCTGCTGCTCGTTTCGACCGTCCCAAGCCTCGTTTCGATAGCCGTACGAGATGTTTGCCGCGGGAATCGTTCCAGAGCCCGGAACAACCACGGTTCCAAGAACAACGAGAATGGCGCGTTCAGCGGCGCCCGTGAACTCGTCCGAGGGTGAGAGCTGATAGGCGCGAATTACACCGGTCGTAGTCGCAGACGTGGCGTACGTCGCATAAATAGCGACGACGACCGTTTTGTTTGTGTACGCGGTGAGGTCGAGGTTGAACGTTCCCCCGGTACGTTTGATCCCGAGGACGTGTCCGTCTGCCACACGGATTGCCGCTGCGTGGTCCGTAGTGAGGCTGTCAGCGGTGACCGCTACGTTGAGGTTGGTGCCGCTCGTCCCGAGACGGAATCCCCGTTGAATGCCAGGACCGACAAACGACGCGACGTCGCGGTTGATGCCCTCAGAGACGTACAACTCCTCCCAGTTGAGGGCGATCTCGCTCGAGGAAAATGTGCTAACCGTGGTCGGCATGTCCTAAATCCTAGCAGAGTCCGCAATCACGGAATGACCCCAACTGCCGAAAGGGCGGTTATTCGCGCGAACCAGATAGGCATCTGGTTGGTTCCAGATCCGTCGGCGATCAGGTACATCGGGTTGTTGCGCCACTTACGAAGTTCGTACCCGAAATAGTGAATGGGGTGCCACCGCCAACCGCCAACCGTGCCCGTGTCGGGCGTAATCGAGATAAAAGTCGGTGCCGCCGTGAGGTACTGGTAGGCGTCATGACCTTCAGAGGTACTGGTAGGCGTCATGACCTTCAGATCCGGTGGTCTGAGTATCGGGGTTCGTAACCACGACGTCGACGAGCCCTGTCCCCGCCGGGCTCAGACCGGTGATGTGCTCGGAGTCCACAACGACAATTCCAGTGGCCGGTGTACCTCCAAACGTTACTGTCGCTCCATCGACAAAGCCCTCGCCGATAATCTCGAACGCCGTTCCTCCTCCCGTCACTCCGAACACCGGCGACATGGATCGGAAAATCGGCGGCGGACTCAGGGCGCTGATGATGAGGCGGACATGTGCCGGCCTGGGCTCCGACTCGAGCCGCGCTTCCAGCATGGTAAGTGCGCGATCAAGGTCGACATTCAGATCGTTCAAAATCGTTGTAGGCGTGATGGCGACCTTGATCGCGGCAGCTTTGCAGTAGTCGCACGACGTCGTCTCGTCGCAGATGTACTTCATCGTCGCTGTTCCCAGCGCCGGCACGTTCGCCCCATATACGAGGAACGTACAAACTTCAGGAGGCCCCGCCGCCGTGAGCGTGGGCAGGCTCTCTGTGTAGTAGAGCGTACCGTTGGAGTCGGTGATCTGCCATGCCGACGCAACGCCCATCACCCGGGCGGTCGAGTAGTTCCCTGTTCCCTGAAGGATCCCTGTGACCTCTACCGTGATGTACGAGGGGATTCCAAATGTTGTCGAGGGGGTGACGTTGGTGATGTCGATCGTAAACTGATCGGTTTGCGAGCTGTCCCAGCAGTAGGTGTCCATCAGGAAGTGCGTGGGACCTACAATCTGCTGCATCAACTCCACGTTTACGTCGTCGTAGAGGGGCCTCGTTGGCGGAAGATCCGTATAGAGCCTTGCGACGGCCCACACGATGGTGGGGCTCGTCAATGTACCTCCGGTGCCGTTGTCCGGCGCGGTAGCCGTTGGTGGCGATCCCAGAACGACCTCCGTCGGGCTCACCCACGCCGTGATCGTGAACAGATCGTCGTTTCCGCCGGTCGAGCAGTTGCTGAGATCCAGCACGCGGCCGATGTCCGAGGCACGGAGAGCGGCCGTCGCCGATACGAAATGCACATCTGAGCCGACTTGCGTGAGCTGACCGTCAGTTCCTGCGCGTCCCGCGCCAGTTTCGGCGTCCAGTACGCGGTTCATCGACGGGATCGCGCTGTATACGGCTCGTGACACTCGATAGAGCGCCGTAGTTTCGACGTCGTAACCTGAGAGAAGGCCGATGATTCGGTAGCTATTTGCGACCCCTTTCACCTCCATCCACTGAATCGAGCTTTCGACCCAGCTACGCTGCCTCGCCTCGCTTTGAGTGGTGTCGATGTCTAGGTCAAAGTCCGCGCCGAGCAGTTCGATCTGCGATGGTGCCCGGACCGTCACTGTTGTTGCGTCTGCCTGACGCGACGGTGTCCGGATCTCCCATGTGAGGCCCGATTCCGCGCTAAGCGGCGAGATGACGGTTACAGTGCCGGAAGTAGGCCCAGTAACCGTCGCAATCGGGTACACGCCGTCGTTGCCGAGAGCCGAGCCGCGAATCACCAGCTGATTCCCGACGTCGGTCGCAATCAACGTTGCGCTCGCGGCGGAGAACGCACTTCCTCCGGAGAGCACGAGATCGGTCCCACTCTGCTCGATAATGCCCGCAGGGGGTGAGGCCGTCGCTAACAGGAGTTCGGGGTACGGTAGAAGCGCCCAGGTCAGCGGGCCTCCGTCCAACAGAAGGGCTGCGCCTGGGATCTCCGTGAGTACTGCGACCTCTGCCACTCCCAGACCCGTTCCCGCCGCGACGGCCGTTACGAGAGGAGACGCCTCCGGGCTGGCCGTAACGGCGGCGGCTACCGCACCTGCAGTGCTCGTTGGGTGGCTCGAACCATCCGTGGCCAAGGCCACCGTGATTCTCGATTCTCTGACGCGCACCGAGAGCGGTTGCGACGCGCCGTCCACGACGTGCTCTACACTGACACCTGCCACTCCGGGCTGCAGGGCATAGATGACGCCGCGGTTCAACCCCGTCCCTAGCGTGATCGACTCTGTCAGAGAAATCTTCGTGGGATCGGCAACGTCTACCGCGTAGATCTGACTCTTGACGTTGTTCGCTGGGAGCGAAGACCCTGACACCGTAAACGGTTTGCCTACGTCCGTCTGGGCGAATTCCACCTCCGCTTGAAAGCGGCCGTCACTCAAGGCCGTTCCCTGAGAGCCCTCGCGTTCCGTGAGAAGCCTGGTTTCCGAGCCAAATGGGAAAAATCTGGAGCGACTGAGTACGGTGAAGTCGCTAGCACCGTCGTTGAGGATCCAGGCGGGTCCGATTGCGCCGACGTCGCCGCTTACGACCTCGAACGCCATCTCTCCGGGCGGTATCAGAGGGAATCCCTTCACGAACCATTTGAACGGGATCGGGTCCGTAAGGAGCGGCGGGTTCGTTCGCACCGTCGTAGTGTTCGTAACGGCGCTGATCACAACCGTGCGGTTGTTCGACGGAAGCCCCGACGTAAGCACCGTCAGCGTCTTGCCGAGGTCGGTAGAGTCGAATCTAGCTGTAGGCGACGAGAAGCTCCGATCGGAGGTGATCGTACCGTCCGCCCCTCGCTGTTCGATTGGGGCGTCAGGATCTTTGATCCGCCCCAAAGTGATTGTGACGACCTGGTCGTAACGCGTCGTCACACGCAGAGGATCGCGAAGGTCTCGCCACGTCTCCGCCTTTTCTAGTCCGCGATCGAACAGCGGAACGATTGCGTTCATCCACGTTTGAAGTGGGTAGCCTTGCGCCTCGTCTTGATCTTGGTAGATCCCAGGGAGCTGTTTGTAGAGGACGACCTCCGACCACTCGGCCTCGCCGAACGGTCCATCTCCAAACGGATCATCCCCGAACCCTGCCATACCTAGTTCCTATAATCGAGCCGAATTCGCGTAATCGTTGTCGAGTAGTGATCGGTGCCGTTCGCAGCCGCCGCGCCGATGACGAACCCGAGCCCTGTACTCAGGTTGGAGAATCCCATGTTCGTGCTCGCGCCCAGGGCCACCTGCTGAGACGACTGCCCCTGAACGGTCGTCGGGAAGCCCGAGCCCGAGGGCGCAACGCCGATGTATGCGGCCGCTTGCTGGACTGCGCCGTTCAGTTGAGGAATATCGAGCCGCGTAGTCACGTTGCTCGCTCCGTATCCGCCAGAAAGCGTCGAGTTGGTCCCCGTGTCGCCACCCGAGTTGCGTACGCCCACTTTCAACTGGCCTGACGAGCCGTTGTTGCCTCTTTGGAACCACCAGGCCATCGCGGTCGAGTCGCTATCGAGTCCCGCAAAAGTGAAGTCGCCTGACGTTCCATCTCCCGACGTGGCTGAAACGGATACGTAGACCCTAAATTTCGTGGTCACGTCAAGATCGACGATTCCGAACTGGGAGAGGGCCACCCAAAGAAGCGGCGCTGTTCGCGAAGCGTTTGTGTACGCGGACGTCGTTGGCTGAATCACAAGGCCTGTGCTCGCCGTAAGTGCCATGGCGATCCGATCCTGCGCGGAGTTCTCCTTCTTGAAGGAAAATCCACCGATCGTGTAGTTGCCGTCCGCGTTGATTGACTGCGTGCCGCTAGTTGTGAGGTCGAGGTCCATCACCGTAACCCACCCCTGGGGGGACGGACCGAGCAGACTCTTCGTTTCACCGCTGTAGATGGAAAGCCCGTTCCGGAAATAAACGCGCGAGCCTGAGCGCCACCCGATGAGGAGCTGGGAATCCCCGAAAGGCTCGTTCGGAACTGTTGCCCCGACAACAGTCGAGTAGCTCGAGGTGGATTGAGGACCGCGTGCGACTGTGATGTAGAAGAGTTGACCGTCGGCGAGAGTCACGTTGCCCGCAGCGATCTGCCACTGGTAACCGGTAATCGGCGCCAGCACCGCGATTGCGGACGTCCACGCCAAAACGCCCGTTGAGGCGGAGAACGTAAACGTCCCTCCTCCGCTCAGTACGATATTGCGATCTTCTCGGCCCGCGTAGAGCGCCTCGTCGATCTGCCCCATCATCGCGGTGAAGCTGTCGAACCACGAGCGCGACTTCTCGTCCGGGTAAGTGATTCCAAGTCGTGACGTCGTCGCCATTAGATACTCCCAATCGCCCCACGAAGATCCAACACCGAGGGACCGATGACCGGTGTCTGCGCCCCGCTGGCGAGCGTTACCCAAAGATCGTACCAGTACTCCTTGATAGGAAGTCTCTTGGTGTCGTTCGGCCGAATCAAAAGGGTGCCAAGCCCTCCGCGACCCGCCGCAATCACAAGATCGGCGCTGCTCGCAGAGTTCTTGTAGAGGACCGGGCGCTCGTCGGACATTTCGGATTTGACCGAGAATACAAGAGAACCGCCTGTCAGATCTACGGGTTTCCCTGTGTCGTAGGTGACCGCGATCGTATAGACCTTCGTGGTGTTTCGATAGAAGATGAGTGTATTCTCCGGGGCCAGTAAGTTCCCCAGACTGGCAGTTCCGTCGAATCCCTGTTCGACCATCGTCGCCTGGATGTGCTGGGTATCGAAAAGGGTCACGGCTTCTCCTTAGGATCCTGCTACCTCGGTAGTGACGACAAAGTCGCTCTGGGAGAGCGTGATTACGTGACTGTCGTCGATGATCAAGTTCCCCGTGGCATCGATGCCGTCTGTGAGGATTGTCGGGCCGCCCACCGGCCGGTATCCGTTGATGGTGACGTTCACGAAAACCAGTCCCGTCAGGGTTTGAAGTGGTGTGATGAGATCGGACAGGTAGAGAGATTCGCCGAAAGCTCGATCCCGCAACACACCGTCGACGATCGTGGTCGCCGATGCCTGCGTGATCGCGTCCGAAGTGCCCGCCGTAATCCCGATCCGCACTGTAATCGCCGCCGGAACCAGGAAGCCAGCTCCAGAGACCACTCGTACTGTCTGGGTAACCTCTTTGATTCCGGTCAGGTACGCCTGCAGGGATCGCATCAAACCGTTCGACGGCCCTGCGTAAAAACCCGAGGCGTCGCGCGCAAGGATCGGAACCACCACGAGGTTGGCTTCGCAGTCCGCGGCCAAAATGGTATCGACGTGGTCGAAAATGTCGCCCGTCGCCGCTCCAATCGTTGTCGCGTTCAGCGCCTTGCTGTCGTCGATCGTATGGAGGTCTGCGTAGACTCCCGTGTACGGCACAGTCGCAGAGCCGAGGTTTGAGATGATCGCGCTCAGCTGATCGCTCAGATCCTTGACCAGGGTTCCAACCGCGGTCACGTCAGTACCTACAGTGTTCTCGAGAAGATCCCTTGTCGCGCTCAAAACGGTTGCGAGCGAGTCTGCGCTGGCCCCAGCGCTTGCCGCCAAACCGTTGATGAGCGTGAGCAAACCATCGATTTTACTCAGGCTGGCCGCAAGTCCGTCCAGCGTCGCCAAATAGGAGGTCTGATCACCGGACGTCAGCTGAGAGGGCGAGGCGACTGGGAGCCCTGCGATGAGCGATCGAAACGCAGACAAGTTCGACTTCGCAACGGAGTCCTCAGAGTGCGCGTCACCGTAGTCGGCTTGGATCTCACTGGTGTTCGATTTAATCGACCGTGCACTCGCGAGCGAGGACGTAAGGTTCGTGTCGATTGTCACCAAATCGACCACGATCGAACTCAGATCGATCTGCGCTTGCGTGACGGCCGCGCTTATGAGGCCTGCGAGAGCATACGCGCCGGTAGACGGGTCGTTAAGTGCCGTTGTAATGGTCGCCGTGGTCGATGCCAGGCTGTTCGTGATGGTGTCGAGCAACCCCGTAAGCTCGAGATCCTGATCAGCAGAACGTGCGGAGATCGCCTGGGCTACGGCAACGCGACCGAAGAGCGGGTCCACGTACGATCCGGCTAGCGCCTCATAGTCCCCTTGCGTGACTGCGACACCTCGCGACTTGAACACTCGCGGCGCGTAAATTTGAGCGTGCGTGAGATCTTCGAGATCGCTTCCACCCTCGGTCGCAAGGGGGTTTGTCGCCGACAGTTGGATCGTCTGCCCCATCACCGACAGTGGCGCAACGGGTTTCGTGATCGTACCGGAAATGGCACCTCCTGCGGTTCCCAGCGTGGCGACGTAGGAGACATTGACTGCCCCGTTCTTCACCGGGATATTGCCTGCGGTGCCGTCCCCAAATCGGAGCGTCGGCGGATCATCGTTGTAGCCGATCTCAAACTGGTTTGTGGCGTCGAAGGTGAGGAACTCGCTCTCGAAGAACTGCGCGGCGTTGACGATTACCTGCACCGTTCCCTGAACGATCGCGGCCCCTGTTGGCACACGCGCCAGTTGAAACGATTGTTCAGGCGTGCCGTCGGATACGAACGACTCGCTCAGGGTCTGTCCTTGGTAACAGGGGATCGAGAGAGGGTCCGTACTGCCGACGGAAAACGTAACTGTCTGGGCGGTTTCATAAATCGCTCCCCCCGCGCCCTGAAATTGGAAGCCTTTCGGAATCGGAATCGCGAAGGCGTAGCTTTTTGTCGGCGCCACCGAGAGATCGACCGACGATGCCACCGCGCCGGCCATCTTGTAGCCGAGTTGCCGCGTAAGAAGCGCTACCGAGGTCCGCGTCCGCGCGGTCGACAAGTACATGTCGGTCGCTCGACGGTCGAGATAGAACATCAGCGTGTCTAGCCCGAACGCGATCATGTCGAGGAGGACAATCCCCAGCGAGCTTACCGAAAGGTCGTTGAATTCAGAGGCGAAGGCAATTTGCAGCTGCGCGCGGATCTCGTCCTGCGTCGTGTCAAAGTCGAGACCCGCGTAGCGCACTCGGTTTAGGGTCGATATTCCGGGCATTTACTGCGCCTTCGTGAAGGTAAGCGTCGCTTGTGCCGATTGCCCGGTCGCCAAGATGACGTACGAGATGACTACATCAACGCGCGCCGGATCGCCGCCAACGCTCGGATCGCCCGGAGTGACCGTGATACCGGTCAGCGCCACTCGCGGCTCAAACCGACCAATCAGGCTACTGAGATCGAGTGAAATTCGTTCTTGGAGGAGCGCGTTATTGTCTTCGAAGAGGTACGAATAGACGCCGCTACCGACGGCAGGCCGCATCACTCGTTCTCCCGAGCCCGTCAACACCAGCTGAAGAAGCGACTGCTTGATCAGGTCTGCATCGGTCGCCGCCGCGGGAAATCCAGAGACCGGATCACTCCTGAACGGGAAGGAGAAGCCGATGAACTGTGGCGAAGACGTAGCCATCACTATTAAAGTACCCGATTCGCTGGAGTTCCGCGTCCAAATCGTTACCCAAATAGCGCCGCCAGCGGACAGTCAGGGAGTGACGGAAGCTGTGGCAGTTTGATCGTCGGAAGACTTGGCAACGCGAACGCAGGGATAGGCAGACTCAACGAGGGAAGCTTGATCGTGATCCCAAGATCGATACCCAAGTCGGGAAGAGAGATCGACGGTAGTTGTGGAAGCTTAATTGTCGGCAGTGACGGAAGCGCGAACGCTGGAAGCGGGAGACTCAGCGACGGGAGCTTGATCGTGATCCCTAGGTCTATCCCCAGATCGGGCAGCGAGATCGACGGCAGTTGCGGTAATTTTAGAACGGGCAGCGATGGCAGTGCGAACGCTGGAATCGGAAGACTCAGCGACGGAAGCTTGATCGAAAAGCCGCACGGATCAGCCATGATCCCTTAAGAGATCGGGACCGGAGCCCCACCGGGCGGCGGCTGGAGCGTCGCAATCGTCGTAAGCGTCGCTGCGTGGATCGCCGCTGTCAGTCCCGCTGCAGCTAGAGCCGCCGGCTTCGAGGGGATTATCAACAGCGGGAGCATCGCTGCGACAATCGAGGCGGCTCCGGGAACGGATGTTACGGGGCCGGCTAGGGCGCCTCCAACCATGATCGGCGGGCTCAGCCAGAATGCGGAGATCCCCGAGGACCACGCCCCTGCAAATCCCGCAGGATTCGGAATTGCCGGGTTCAACACCGCTAGGAGGGTCGCCTTCATCGTGGCCTTCTCTAGGCCCGTAAAGATCGGAACCCCTGCACCAAAAAGCGCGGTAGACGCGTACTGCGCGTACGCATTTGCCATTGTCTCCGCGGACTGTTCGGGAGTCGGAGCTGTCTGTGTGAACAACTGCGTGAGCGGACCCTGGAGTGTCATCGGAATAAGAGGCATTAGGGCTGTACCTTTACCGTCTTGGACAAAAAGTCCGCAGGGGTCGGAGGGACGATAGGCGGCGTGCTAGGCCCCAAGGCGGTCGAGTGGATGTGGGTGGCCAACCAGAGAATCAGCTTCGTTCCGAGCACCGCGAAATCGATGGCCTTGCCCCCGATGTTCACACCGCCCGCATTGAGGTTCACGTTCTGAGCGGAGACGTTCACATTCTGCGCTTTGGATGTATTCGCCGTGATGTCGATCGAATTGTCGCCCATTGACATGTAGGCTCCGCTTTTGTGCATGAGACTGACGACATCGTCCGGATCGAACGAGAGCAGCGAGCCGTTCGGCGTTGTGAGCGTGACGGTCTTTTTGTCATCATCGATTTGGAACATGTACGAACTCGGCGTTTTCAGGAGCATCGAGCCGTTCTTGTCGAACGCGAAGACCGAACACTTCTTGGGATTCTGCTTCGCCGTCTGCTTTCGATCCGTTACGGCAGGATCTCCATCGGCGGGCTTGTTCCACATGATCGTGACCGATTCGTTTCCAGCCTCGTCGTTGAACACGAGCATGTGACCGGCTCGTGTCACAAAACCTTTCTTCTCTGGGAAATCCGTTTTCTGCGCCAGCGCGTCAGGGACGTCGGTGGTTCCTGGAGTGGGCACTCCAAACCACCCTCCCCAGTACACCTCGGGCTTCGCCGGATCGCCCTCGTAGAAAGAGACCCAAACCGTGTCATCGACCTCGGGGGCGAAGAACATCCCGCGTCGATTTCCACTGCCGGCAAAGGCGGGCATGATCCATTTGTCTGGCGCGCTCGCCTGACCTACCTGCGGGCAATGCACCTGAATCCGTCCGCGCTTGTCCGGATCTTGGTTTGATGTGACCACGCCTCGATAGATCCCGTAGTAACGCTGGGTGGCAAACCCGAGGCCCTTGTCTTTGAGGTTATAGAGCCAGTTTTCGAAGTCCATCTGAAAGTCCTAAGGAAGCGGGGGAACCCCGGTGTCATTACTGTCGCTGCTCATCGCGACGGTGTTGGAGTTGTCGTCTTTGGGGACGTCGTTTTGGTTGACCGGACCCGAAGCGGGCGCCCATGCCGCGTCTTGCGCGACCAATTCTCCGGCCGTGTTTGCGATCGCGTGAATGCTCGTGGTGTATCCGCCCGCCCCGATTCGATGGACTACCTTCTGAACTGCGTATTTCGGTCCGTGCGGACCTCGAGTGTCCAGGCGCATTCCCAGGCCCGAGACCGCGACCACCTGGCGAGGCGTGAGGGTGGGTACTCCTATGGTCTCGAGATCGAGATCGATCGCGAATGCCAACCGATACTGTGAGTAAGCGCTCGACGTGGCTAGAATTGCCTCCTGATCTTTAGGATCTCCTGGGGCGTGAATGTAGTTCTCAGTGCCGTCATCGCTCGGCTTCGGCACCGTTTCCGGCGAGCCTACGGGATCCGCCGAGCCTCCCCACGTAACGGGCGCTTTTTCTGTCGAGTCGTCAAACGTCTTCTTCGTGAGCTGCTTCGTCTCGTTATCGATATCCCTCATGATCAGTTTGCGAATCCCGGTCAGCCACATCGCACTGAAAGAGGACTGCGCTGTGAGGATTGGATAGACAACCCCGCCGAGCGTCCCTGGCGTTCCGTACAACGAGAGGATGTGCGTGGGCTGCGCGTCCGAATACAGCGCTTGATGAGGCAGAACCTGACAAACCCCTTTGCCCGTCTGGGAATCCTGCGTCATGTACATCGAACAGCCAGCCTTACGCAGGAGCTGCCGCAGGAAGAACAAGTCGGTATTCCAGCCCTGACACTCGTTGATCGTTTGGGCGAACGCTTTCTGCGAGCGGTCGTACTTGTTCGCCAAGGAGAGATCGATTCCCCATCCGATGGCCTGACACAGCTGGGTCACGGCCTCGCCTAGAGTGACGCCCTTGAACGTTCGCGCTGACGCAACCTGGCCCGCCGCGGTACTTCCCCCAATACCCTGCGCGTGAAGGGTGATGGACATGTCGGCGCCAAAACGCACCTCCGGCGGTTTCAGCAATGCGCCTTCAAAAATGTCCGAAAGAATGGCCGTTTTCCCGCCGGTATTGGCATAACCGATTTGAACCTGCAGACGCATGTTCGTCGACTTCTGGCCGAATTCGATAAGCTCGCTGTCGATGAACTTGATCCCATCCTCGTAGGGGGGCGTGAGGGTGACCGAGATGATCGGAATGTCGCCCAGTTGATTCTCTACCGTAATTTCTCGGACGAACGCCAGAGCGTTCAAGCCGTTTAGGGCCTTCGCGCTATTTTGGAAGGACGAGCTGGTTGCGCCGGACGTCCACAACGGAAAGCTATCTGTCTGCGTGATGATCCGCGCCGACATGAACGGATTGAAGAAGTTGTACTCTTCGGCAATCGAGGTTACGTCGGCCATCACTTACTCGTGTTCGTAAAGAGCACCTGGAGCACGTAACGAGGTGCGGGGATTCGGATGGTCGAGCCGACCTGGAGATCGGGCGGAAGAAGGTCCATGTCGTTGGCGAGCGCGATCACCCACCACAAGATCGGATCTCCGTAGAACGCGTTGGCAATGCTGTCGATCCGGTCTGCCCCTTGGACGGGATAGAGAATGTCATCCTGCTGGATCGGAATATCTGGGAGCTGCAGAAGATCCCAGAACTCCACGCCGTCGATCAGTTGGACTGACCCGAATCGGAGTCTACTACGGGTGCGAACGCTGATCGTCATCGCTGCGGAGGCGCGTTGGTGTTAGGCCCGGTCGAATCGCGAAGAGAGGGAGCGAGTCTCCCTCGAATGTCGTCTCGAGCGCCGGCCGTGTTACCCGCGACAACCTGGACTTTGTTCGCCGCAACGGCCGCGACGATGTCGGCGACGCCTCGCTGGAACTGGGTGGAGAAGCCTCCGGAGGCGTCTGTGTACCAATCAGGCCACGCCGACTGCTTGGCAATGACCTCCGTGAGATCCCCCGTGGGCTTGAACTCAGCCGCTGTTTTGACATCCTGGCCTGAGTTGTTCACCGCCTGCTTTGCCGAACGCACCTCTTCGAGCGCGATCTTCAGCTGTTGCAGATCTCCGAGCGCGCCTTTGATGGTCGTCTTGGTCGCCTTGGTCGCCTCGTCGATGTCCTCGAGAATCGCTACCCACATGCTCTGGAAGGCCTTGTAGATGTTGTCGGTGAGCATCTTGAAGCCCTTCGTCTGATCATCTAGGAAGACTGTTGTCTTATCCATGATGGTCTTGAAGGCGTCCGTGAACGCTTTCGTAACGCCCTCGGTAACCGAGTCGATCAGGTTCTTCTTGAGCATGCTCTTGACGTTCTCGATGGCGGCTCCGATGACCTTCTCCGTCGCAGCCATGTCGATTCCGAGTAGCGCGCTAGGAGCCTTGTCCTTGCCTCCAAAGAGATTTGCAGCCCCTCCGACCGCCGTTGCGAAGCCGGTTCCGATAAGGGAGGTAATGACGCCGCCGAACTTGTCCGCGATCGATACGGACTTCGCAATTCGGTCGAGCACCGCTCCGAGCATCTGCTCTGCTTTGTCCGAGACTTCCTTGGTGACTTCGTCCCAGAGCGAGCCTTCCCCGAAGATGTTGTGGAAGAACGCCATCACCTTCGGCTTCTCTCGCTCGTAGGCTCCCTTAAGGGCCTCCCAAAGTCCGTTCAGAAGGGCGCCCCAATCGATGCTGTCAAAGGCATCGTGAAATGCCTTGGAGATGTGCGCGCCCACTTCGGCGAAGGTCTTGTTCGCCTCGCCATTTTGGCCCGTTACACCCTCGCCGACCGCTTTAGGAAGATCGAGATCGGTTCCGATCCCGTTGAGCACGCTGGTCAGCCCCTGAATCGCGCCTTTGAGGCCGTCCGCCAGTGTTTTGAATACCGTTTCCCACGGAAATGTGTCTGCCCAGTTCAGGATCTTCTGCGTCCACTCTGTCGCGTACTTCTTGACCGTGTCGAGAGAGGCGTTGAACGCATCCGCCCATGTATTTCCGGGCGCCTTGTTCGAGTAGATTAGGGCGATGAACCCGCCGACCGCCGCCGATAGAAGCGTCCACGGATTGAGCAGCCCAGAAACCGCCTGCTGCATCTTACCCATCGCGTCCAACGAGGGTCCGAGGCTGTCGTAGAGCTGTCCGAACACCGCCACCGCAGGCTGCCATGTCTTCGGCAGGAGCGCCTTCACGCCGAGAGAAGACATCTCGGACATCTTCTGGACGACGGCCCCGAGAGGACCGCCGGTCTTTACGGTGTCGGCCGCCCACTTGTTGAACTCGCCAAAGGCGGTGACGGACTTGTGAACAAAGTCCACCGCAGCACTCCGGCCGAGATTGCGGAAGGTCGCCATTCCCGCGCCCATTGCCATCTTGAACGACTCGTCCAGCGTCAACGTCGATCGCCAAACGTCGTTGGCTACCTTGGTCAGGTCCTTACCCACTACCTTCGTGGTGTTGATCGTCTCGAGCTTCTCTTTGGTGACGTTTTTGAGTGCCCCTACGAGCGCCGAGGCCATGTTCGCGTCAACTTTGCCGAGCTGACCCTGAAGCATGTTGAGGAAGCTACCGACATCCCCGTGCTCCGCTTTGAGCTTCTGGACCGCCGCGGCGAGGGACTTGATCATCACATCGGGCCCTTTTTTCGCGTTCTTGAACGCTTGCTCGACATCGCCGGAGATGATCGCATACGAAGACAGCAAGGGATGAAGATCCGCCTCTGTCCCTGCGAACATGTTGCCGAAGCCCTCCATCGCTTCGGTCATCTTCGACTCGAGAGAGATCGCGCCCATCTGCGCGGTCTTTGAATCCAAGCCGAGCTGATAGAGCGCTGCCTGAGCGCGCGAGACCGCCTTGATCGATTCGGTGCCACCGATGTCCGAGAGCCCTCGAGCAACGAGATTTGCGCGTTTCGAGGCCAGTTCCATCATCTGCGGGAGCGCCTCGAACGGGCCTTTCATGTCGTGAACGATCTCGCCCACCCCTGTAAGGGTTTTCGCGACCTCACTCAGCTGCTTGTCATTCGCGCCGAACTCGGTCTTCATGCGTCTGGCATTCATGGCGAGGTCGCGAATCGGGATATTCAATCCGTCTTCTAGCTTTGCGCCTGTCACCGCCGAGTTGATGCCGAAGGCCTTCAATTCCGCTCCGAACTGGGCCATCGAAGCCACAGCATCACCGGCGGTCTTTTCGGAGATCTTCATGCCCATCGCCATGCCCGCGGCTTGGCCGTTCGCCTTATCTAGCTCTTTCCCCATCAGGCCTGCCTGGCCCAGTACTTTTCGTGTGGATGCGGAGATCGCCTGGGATGTCGCCTCGAAGTCCGTCGTCAGCTGCTGACCAGCGTTGGCGAGATGCCCGATCTGCATGACGGCTCCTGCGATCTTGCCTGCGCCCATCGCATCGAGGAGCTTCCCGATCACCGGAACGCCCGTAGCAAGTGCGAGCACCGATCCGAGCATGCTCGTAAATCCGTGGGTGATGCCTTCTTGAGAGGCCTCAATTTTCGAGGCGCGTCCTCGATCACCAAGCGCGTCCATCTTCGACGCGGCCTTGTCTAGCCCATCAGAGAAGTGCTTCGTGAAGTCAGTTGCGCCATCGTCTTTCACCGACACCGATGCGCCTATGCCTGAGAAGTTGAGACTCATCTTTCAGCTAAACATGAAAGTCCGTACGGACCTTCTCCCCCTTGCTAGTCTAACGGCCCTACCGCTTCAGATCTCGTTTTCTGCGCTCCTCGAGCTTGATCTTCATGTCGATGATTCGTCTTCGTCGTGTGGTCGGGATGCTTAGAAAGTCTGCATACGACGTCTGCCAACTCTCCAGGAAGAATAGGTATTCGGTCTCTAGGCCTTCCGTACCCGAGAAGGGAAGAAAAAACCTGTCGCGCCCGGATTGAGTTCGACTTTGAACTCGTGACCGCAGTGACCACATTCCACAGCCGCCTCAGTGTCCACGCCACCTTCGTGTCGATCGAACTCCTCGCGCAGCGCGGTTCGCTCTGGCAGCGAAAGCTTTTTGACCGTATCAAGGGTCGGTGGGCCTCCGTTGAGCACGTCCAGCCGCGCCAGGAGTGCCCCCGAGAGGGCATCGCTCGACGCGAGCGCAGAGAGCGCCTCCTCATCCTTTCCAGTCATGACGTGCCACTGCGCGGTCGTCTTCCCGCTTGTCGACGTGTACGCGTACACGCGTTTGCTCGGGGTTGGCATTGCCTTAATGGTGAGCTTCGAGACGTCGATGTAGAAGTTGCTCTTCTTCTGGCATTCCGGGCACTTCTCTTCGACCGGGAACACGTCCCCGAGAGTGACCCTCCGAATCGCAAACAGAAGGAACACGCGATCGCCGATCGTGAGGTCTCGAGCCAGCTTTAGGAGAAGCGGTCGATCGACGACAGGTCCTAGCTGCTCAAGGCAGTTTCCGATGAGCTGCGTCATCTTCTTGCCGCCGTTCATCGTCCGCACCGCAAGCATGTCCTCTTCGGCGCCGGTGATCTCCCTCACCCTCACCTCTTTGATCAGCTCGCCATTGGGGGCCAAGTACCCGCACGGCAGATCGAACACCCCGAGAGGTGCGTGCGGATCCTGTACCTGGTGCTCCTGAAACATGGCCTGCTCGGTCACTCGCTGCTTCTCGTCAGACATCGCTTCTCTCCTGAGCAATCATCGGCTCAACTTCCATCTGGTAGGCCACGATCAACGATTTGAGCGCGTCCGTAACTGTCATCCCTCGTGTATCAAGCGCCTCTTTGAAGGCCGCATACTCCCCACGATCCACCCAGACGTTGATTTTGGTCTTTGGATCCATACTGAGATCGTCGTCTTGAAACAGCTCGAGATCTTCGTAGCGCGAAGGATCCTCGGTGTATCGGCTCATCAGGCAACGAACTAGCGCGCCCATCGACGCGAACAGCGGATTCCCGTCGACGCTTAGCTTGATGCTGTCGAAGAGCTTTCGACTCACCCAGAAGTTGACCAGTCGCTGATCGCCGCTCTTCTTTGCCCTGGGCTCCGACGCAATATCGCACGCCCGACAAAGCAGAACTCCGTTGGCCTCCACCAGTCGACCACCATTCTCTTCAGGCACGATCAGACGCGCACGCAAATTCTCCGCGCCGCCGCAATTCCCGCAACGTTCGCGATAGTTCTGCGTTACCGCTTTGACCCAGGCCTTTCTCTCGGTTTCGAGAGAACTCTCGGGCCCCAACCGCGTTTCCAAATCGGCCGTCACTTTTCGAGAGTACAGCACAATCGAAGTACGCGTACGTCAAACTCGACGTAAACTTAAATGGTGGCCGAAAAGCCTGAACAGCGTCGAGTCCGCGCGCAGCGACGAAAAGAACTTCGTCAGCGGGCCATCGACTACCTCGGCGGCAAGTGCACGATCTGTGGCTACAACCGCTGTGCGGCGGCGTTCGACATGCGCCATCCGCAAGTCTGGCTGGCTCAAGGAATTTTCGATCTCGAGTCGCCTCACCTCTTGGGACGCTATCAAGAACGAGATCGACCGCACCATCCTGCTCTGTGCGAATTGCCACAGAGAAGTCCACGACGGACTCCACCCCGGCTTTCTCGAACACGAACCGATTGGCACACTAGACGCGTGGGATTACGCGGAGGATCCTGATGCCTAAGACGGAAGACAGCCACGGACGACGCGCGGCCTTGGCGCGTAAAATGATTTGTCCGGATTGCGGGACCGCTCTCTGGAGGGTCCCGAAACGACTCATGCCTCCCTATCGGGATAACAAGTCGATCTACGGGCAATCGAGTACCGACTGGAAATGCTTCGCCTGCCCGGCGCCAACGTGCGAGTTCACATGCGCGTGGAGCGGCGACTTTGAGTCCCTCCACATCGCCGAGGACACACCAGACCTGGCGTGGTCACCGACCGAATAGCGCTTCCCACGACGAGTGGTGGACAGGGCACTCGTGGGCCCCCTGACACTTCGAGACCGCTTCCGGCTCCCCCACGGGGATCTCCCTCGTCAGGACCGGACCAAGCGGTGCCGTGTAGGGGCCGGCATTGGCTGCCATCGTCACACCCGACATCGCCTCCCACTGAGACTCCCGCGCCGCGTCGCGCGCCGCCATAAGCTCTTCGAAATCCAGAAATTCGAAACCGCCGTACCCGTAGAGGGAGTCGCTCATGTAACAAGTCTAGCGCTTCTTGCCAGACTTGAAAGATGAATCACCGAGCACTGCTTCGGCGTTTCTTGCCCGTGCTTCCTGTTCGGAGCCTTAGCCATTCGACCAAAAGACGCAGCTCCTCCTCAGTGATGCGTCTTCGGCTCCCGAGGCCTTCCTTTAAGGATCGCTCGAACCACTCTAGAGTGCCTCTGTTCTTCAGCGCATTTGCCTTACAGGAAATGACTGCAATGTTGCTCGGGATATAACCTAGAGCGGGAACTACCCGATCGACTGTAGGTGAATCGGGACCTGGCCCTCCTCTCCGTTTGCGCGCTAAAGGTGTGCCGAATACAGGGCAGACCTCGGGGATGACAATATCTTCGGGCGTTATCGTGAACGGGACTCCGTATCTGCGCGCACGTTTTTTCGCGTTCGCCCATAACATTTGTTGGGGATTCGCGTCGTTGCGTGCAGTTTGCCGTGCCAGATCACACGCCCGACATGCTCGGCCTATCTTGTTGAAGCGGGTGTTTACCTCGTCGTAGGGATGTCCTTGAGGACAGTGTGTTTTTTCGATGTACACGCCTGGCCGGCCCGCGGCTTGGGCCTTCTTCCGCGCATGCTCCCTCCCACAAGCTCGACACGCTCGGCCGTTCGCTGTTCGACGCGTATTCGCTTCGTCGTACAAATGCCCCTGTGCGCAGTGCGTTTTCTGACCGCGAGGCACAACGGGTCTCCCTGTTTGCGCTTCGCTTTCTTGGCGCTTGCGCTCTCGGCCACAGGCGCGACAGATGCGCGAGCCGCGAGCCGTGTAGTAAGTATTCGCAGTGTCGTAGGGGTGTCCGTAAGGACAATGTGTTTTGCTCTTCCAATAGTCCGCAGCCGACATCCCTTATCTTCGCCTATTCTTCTCTATCCTGCAAGTGCGACCTCGTCGATCGACTCGATCGCAAGCTCCAATTCTTGGAGCGAGATCGCGTGATCTGACCCGCTAAAGTCCGAGGCCGCCTTGTACCTGACAGGAATGCACCCCTTGAGGAGCCACGCCTTGGCCGGCAAACGGATCGCGAACTCGAACGGACCCGCGAAATGCCCCAGCGTGGCGAATGCCGCCGTACGTACCCCGCCGACCGCCGCGTCCAATGCCGAGCCCCCCGCAAGCGCAGTACCCGCCGCCTCGAGACCAGCCTGGATGACGATGTCTGAGCCCGCCGGAAGCGCCCCAGGAAGCCTCGGAAGGAAATGGACTAGCATCAGAGTCCTCCTTGGGGTAATGCCTCCTACGGAGACGTTTAGGCCCCCTGGGAGGGGAAACCCAAAGTTCGAGAGGTTTCCGCTGAGCGACGCCATCATCCACCGCCAAAAGTCACTGTCGTAGAACGCAATGCCCCTTTGAAGGGTGATGTTCGAGGCGTCGCCCCCGCGAATCACCTTCCGCTTGAAGAACCAGTTGCCCTCGGTGATGTCCTGGGTCTGCGCGGTGATCTCCGGTGCAGTGATCGCCGAGAACCCGAAAAGGGGTGTCAACATCGGAAGCGCCAAGGGGTCAATAGGCGCGACTTCTGTCAGGAAAAACGCGTGATTTTGAAGAAGATCCGTAATCGTCGAACGCGCCATCCCATCAGGGTAACCGTTGACAGGGGGCGGTTGGGGGTTACTTTAAGCTCGATGCCCCACAAACACCGCTTCCGCCTGAGCAGCCTCTCCAGCACCACGCTCACCTTTCAGTGTGTTGTAGGGGGCCGAGACTGCCGGACCCGGTGTCCCGAACAGCGTGAGCGGCCCACGACGGCTGCCGAGAAGAAGGTGCTCAAGCCAGATTTGAACATCTTCCCGAAAAAGGGTGTTCGGCATATACACACGATCTGGTGGGAGTTCGCGAAACGGTTCATGCTTCCAGATCCTGGAGGTCTCGCCTTCAAATGGTCCGGCCACGAGCTGAGCCGCAAGGTCGTCAAATGGGCAGCCAAATACCCCAAAGACGTTCGGATCATCTCGTGCGATGACGCATTCCACGCGAGCAGCCAGTTGGTCCTGATCGAGCATCGGAAACGCGACCGTTACATGGGGACCACCGTCTGCTACATCCCACAATGTACGGGAGAACAACCGATCTGCTTCTTCCTCTACCCTAGTCACCGCTCCGGTCTCATCACGGCACTCCGTGAGATCGCCAAAGCCTCTGCTCCCGCAGAGCGTCGTCAAAAGATCGCGCACGCGAAAGATCGCAAGTACTTGCAGTCGCTGCGGCTAAACACGTAGATCGCGCGCTTCTTTGGCGCGGCGTAGTCGCTGAGCATCGAGCTGCGTCCTCGTTGCGCCTGCTCGTTTGATGATTGTCGAGGCCGCTCTGGTACCGATGCCTACTGCTCGACCGGCTTCTGCGGCCGTTGCGCCGTCTCTGTACATCGCAATAAGCCGCGGCTCTGCACCCGAAGTGACGCTTTAGCGTGACTTGTGGTGGTGCTCGATCCCGTCCACCGTAAGTGACTTTGACGCGGCGACTTAGCAGGCTTGGCGTCGGTCAGCGTACGACTCCGCCACCCCCAGCACCACCACCCGCTCCGGCTCCACCGCCCCTCCCGGCTTGGACCGTCGCGGTGAAGTCAGACCACTGCTCGACACGGAACGCTCGAATGTCGCGCACGCTCGCCGGAAACCACGGAAGGGCGATCAGAGCTTGGATCGCGCGGAAGAGCACGCTCATGTCCTCGCCATCGAGGATATAGAGGCTTCCCTGCGTCCATCGAAAACCATGACCGTTCACGAGCACCGTGCGGATCTCGGCGTACGCACCCGAGGCGTGGCCGGGCCGATTGGCGGCAAGCTGCGCCATGTCGAGATCGAACGCGAGCGCGTACACTACTTGGCCTGCGGATCAGCGAGCACGTCGTCGAGCGCTACGACGGTCTTCTCGCCCGTCTCCGGCACCTCGACCTCAACCACCTTGTTCGGCCCCTCGGCCTTGACGGCAAGGATCTCGTAGACGGGGCCGTACTCGCCAAAGCGGCGAAAGGTGCCGACGAGCTGTGCTTCTTGAGCGGGGGTAAGGTTCGCCATGGCCGTCCTCGGCTTAGAATGACGTTTTTCGACGTTTTGTCAAGGGTTCCACGCTGTAACACGTCGCCCGCTCTTGAGCTTTGCCACGTCAGAACGGGATCATCCCCAGCTTGAGCATAGCCCTCTTGGCGTCGTTCGCGATCCGTCCGAGGGATACGATCCAGTTATAGTCTAGGAGCCTTTCTTGCATATAATATCATGCTACTTTGAGAGACTCTAGGCCAGCTTAAACGAAAAAAGACGCCAAAACGGCGTCTTTTTCCTTTAGTAATTTCAGCTACTTAGGGCTCGACCATTAAACAATGTTCGTAACTCACGTCAAGCTCCATTATGCTGATAGCGGAATCCGTAGCATCGAGATCGCCTGCGAACTTGTGCCGAACCGGGAGAGCCTGGTAGAGCGTGTAGATCTTCGCGGGCGCGGTCAGGTTGAGATTCTCCGCCGGAGGCAGCGTGGGAACCGTTTGAGCGCCCGTATAGAGCGCGCCAGGAAGAACGTCCGAGCGGTGAAAGTGCTTGATCTGCACATCCGATCGGTACTCGCCGTTACCCTCGATGACGATTCGGATCCACTCCCAGAAAGAGCTGTCCGTTCGAGCCACACCCCGCGACATCGTCACATCGTTATAAGTGACGTGCCCGGGGTACTTGCGCGTGTACAGGAACTGACCTTCCTTGTACTCGACAACCTCTACAGTTGCTTCCGGCGTCGTGCACGCCGAGAAACCCGCATCGGGATTGATCGCCTGAATAGGCGCGTTCGACCCGTCCGCGAGCTGTCCCGCGACCACGTGGAACCGCATGCTGTGGATGAAGTCGGCGAGCTGTGAACGAGCCACTTTTGTTTCCCCTTACGCCTAAAGTTCGAACTCTTCGCTTTGCCGAACGATTAGTTCTCCCACTCGAAGGTGATGAGAACTTCACCGGCAATGCCGCTGTCGCTGCGACGGAGGAAGAGCCCCACAGACGAGCTGCTCACAACCTGCGAGGTCGCGGTGACAGAGGTGTTGGGACCGACGTAGCCAGTCGGCGTTCCCGCTGTGGCCGCGAGAAGCGTGCCTGCGCCGCCGCTCACCGTACGGAGCTGCAGGGTCGACGCGCCAACTGCGGTCGCGACCAGCGACTCCATCTTGAGGACACGCATCTTCGCGTAGGGGAGCGTGCCCAACGCGTAGATCGTGACGTCGTCCGCCGATCCGCCCGCTCCGGCGGCAAACGCAAATCGCAGCGTCTGCACCGACTGGAACTTGCTGCCCTGCGAAGTAGCTGTCTCGCCCTCGTTGACAAGGCCGGATGCTTGCTCCGCCGCGGAGTACGTAATGGCTACGCCAACACTCCCCGCCGCGACAAGCGCCTGGAGGGACGCCATACGCGAGAGATCGGAAACCGCGCGCGTCGTCGTTACGGACGCGCTCGGCGCGATCAACGTGTACAGGTCCGAGCAGTAAACGCTCGCCGTCGAGCTAAGGTTTGTCACTACGATCGTCGCCATTATCCGCTCCTAAAGTCTTTCTTCTACTGTAACCGAGTAGACCAAAATCAACCGTGAAATTGCCTAGCTATTGGTGACCTGCTGGAATCCGAAGACTGCGAATTCCGCCGGAACGTTCGGCGCGGCGCCGACAGTCGTGTTCACAACACCCTGATTGATCGAAGAAGGCGTGTTGTTGGTGTTGTCGCAGATCGTGAAAAACGCCTGATTTGGCGTCGCTCCGGCAAAGTAGCCGTCGTTGAACAACCCGAGGAGGAATCCGTCGAGCTGCCCCTTGATTCGCGACCAGAGCGCCGGCCCGTTGTTCTCGAACACCACCCAGAACGTGCTGTTGTAGATGGACTTCTCGAGGAACATGAAGAGTCGACGCGCGTTGATGTACTTCCACGTCGAAGTCTGCGAGATCGTTCGAACTCCCCAGACCGCCAAACCCGTTTGGGCCGAGCTGATGAGCGGGTTGATTCGGTTCGGGTAAACCGTGTCGCGCTCGCCCTTCGTCGGAACAATCTCCAGCGACTGAATGAAGTTCAGCGCGCCGTCGACCGTACCGCCAGGCGACTTGCCTACGTTGCGACGATTGTCAGTGCGTGCGTAGATTCCCGCGACGTGACCAACGACCGGCATCGTGAGCTTGCGCCCATTTGCGAGCGGGTCCGCCACGTTGACCCACGGCCAGTAAAGGGCCGCGTAGTCCGAGAATCGGAGCAGCTTGTTGCGGAACCAGTCCACGGCGTCTGTCGCCGAAGAACCCTTCGGAACCGAAAGGATGATGAAGCGATCGCCGCCCGACGAAGAGGACGCGTGCGTTGCTGCGTAATCGAGCAGCTCGCCCGTCACGGTCACGTCCCCGGCAAAGTCCGGAACCGTTACCTGCATCAGCTCGTCGATGCGATCGAGTGCGTACAGACCCTGGTAGTCCGGGGCCAACGAGATATCCGTGAACTGCAGGCTGCTGAAATGGTTGGTGTCGAACGTTCCGTCCGAGCCGACTGCGTAGCTCTTCGTGGTATCCGCGAAGTCCTCAGTGTGCGTGGTCTCCGCGGGGGCGCTGTACCAGCTGACCGACACCAGCGTGTCCGCCTTGATGCCTGCCGGACCCGCTACTGCGATTGTCTTGAAGTCGAGCGCACCGGTCGTGTAGTTGACCGTATTTGCCGTGCCGCCGGTGTACGAGGTGTCGATGTCCCCGGTAAGGTTTCCCTTCCCGTCGTCCTTGATCGTTCGCGCAACCGAGGCTGAGTCGGTATACGTGATGACGACCGAGCGTTTGCCCACCGGTAGTCCGGCCGTCGGAAGCGTTTGCTGAATGAGGCGTCCGGTATCCGAGTCGTCTCCCCCGCAGAGGACCAGCGTGAACGGAATGCCGTTGAGCTGGCCTACCGCCTCGTCACCGTTCGGTGTAGCGATCGACACGAGACTCGAGAACTCGTTGATCGTCTCTGCCGCCGACGCTGCATCCGTTGGATCGTCGAAGACGAGATCTTCGTACGTCTCCATCGTCTGATCGACGCCGTTCGAATCCGTTTGAAGGACCGAGACGTTGTAGCGAGAGTACGACTGCGTCGCCGCCGTGTAGTAGTTCTGGCTGCCCGTGATCTGCAGCTTGAGGGCGTTGCCCCAAACACCAGCTGAGATCGGGGATACGATCCAGTCCTCGATCTGATAGACCGCCAAGATCGGACCGTGAATGTGCGGGATATGCGTGGTCGAGAGCGTCGTAAAGCTGTACGCGCCCGTCGTGTAGCTGATGGTGCCGGCACCCGAGAGGACCGATCCGGCCGGGAGATTTCCTGCCCCGTCGTCCGTCACCGAGTACGTTGCCGTAGCCGGGTAGTACGTACCCGTCACTCCGACCGCGTTATCCGGAGTCTCGCTCACCGCGATGAGCAGCGAGAAACGACCCGTACGGTAGTCCAACGTGGCCGCTGAACCTGCGCCGTTCGTACCCACACCGACAGTTCCGGAAACCGGAGCCGCGATCGTGATCGTCTTGCTTGCCGAGCTGGAAGTCCAGCCGATGACTGCGGTCCCATCAGGAACCACCGCGAACAAGTGCGGATCCACCGCTGGCAGACCGAGCGTGAGGACACCCTCGTATTTGAGGACGCCTGTCGAGGTGTTCAGGGTGGTCGATCCGTCGCGTTTCTTCGTCGCGACGCCCGTCTGAACGGCCGCCTTTCCTCGCCACCGCATCGTGAACGAGCCGGCAACCAGCGGCGACGCTCCGCTGTTGTCCTTGAGCACCGATGTCGAAGCGGTCTTCGTGAAGGCGGTCGTGGCGCCGTCGCCAACCTCGATCTGCTGGTCCGTGGTCAGGCTGCGAACTTGCGCGCCGGCCTTGGTAGCGTCCGACGGAGTCACCCTAACGACGTACGCACGGTTTCCACCGTTCGCGAAAAACGCGGCCATCGAGTAGGCGCCGAAGCTGCGACGATCGAACGTCCCGAAAGTCTGCACGAACTGGTTGAAACTCGTAACCAGCGTCGCAACGTTGCTCGGACCTTGGGGGGTCCAGAAGACCGTTCCCATCGTCGACGTCGAAACCGGACCGACCACTTGCGTGGTGCTCGCAGTCTCCTCGATGAAGACTCCAGCGGACTGCAGTTCGGGCATGACCTAAATTCCCCCTCGTAGGCTATTCATTCTCTCACGCCCTCTTCCGACGCGGCTCGAAAGGTTTCTCGATTTCGGCCGCTGGAAGATCTTCTTTGACCGCCGACTCAACTGCCGCTTCCGGCTCGGCAACTACCGGGGCGCTCTTCTCGGCCTTGACAGCCGCGGTCTTCGGCGTCTCTACCGGCTCCGCAAACCGATAGAGATGTCCCTTTCTAAGGGCAGTTACGAGGTCCTCGGATCCCTCGTTTTCCGTAGGGATTTCCACCCACTGCTTGCCGACGATCGTGACAGACTTGCCACCGCGCAAAGTCAGCGACAAAGAACCGTTTTCTCGGTTGTAGTAGCGGGCCATTCAGTGATCAGCCTAACGGGGCATTATTCTACGCGTCAACGGCGTTCTCACTGTTTGGACTGAAACAGGGTCCTTAAGATCCAATTCGCCCTCTACACGCAGCGTAATTGCCTGGCCCAGTGTTCGATCCTGTACATCAACGATGTTGTCGAGATCGGAAATGCCCTCATTAAAGGCCTCGTACGACCGCATGTCGCCGATGCTATCGGTGAGCCACATCCACCCGTAGGGCGGGAAAGTCCTCAAAACGTGCTTGAACAGGGCGTTCGCATTGTTACGCTGGCCCGCCCCTCGAAAGCGGCCCGAAACCGAGATTGTGTACGTGATGTCGTAGGGGATCGCCTGGGCCAACTGCTCCATGCGATCCCAACCGGTTTTGACCTGGCCTTGCGGACCCGTCGCACGGAGCAGTCGCGCACCGTCCGCAGGAGCCCGGTACTGAACCGCCCCGGGCATCCAACGCTCGTTGGCCGGCGACCAGTCGTCGCGTTTCACAAGAATGTAGGGAAGCTTGAAGTCGGTGTTGACGTCTTCGGAGTTCGCAAACACCACCGGAACTCCCTGGTAGCCGTCAGGCGGGCACACTCCGGGCACCTGCGGAATGAACACCCCGATCGGCCCTTTTAGTGGATCTGCGTTTGCGACCCCTCCGAGGGTTGTCATGATCCCGATATCAAAATCGCGGATCTCTACCGTCCCTGTTCGAGCTAGTCCTGCAACCCTGGCGTCGAAAGCGTCGTCCCCCACTCTGGCCGCTTACATTTTTTGGAGGATCTGGTGGTAGGCCTGAGCGTCATTGTGATGCCCGAGATGCGCCTGCTGATGCGCCTGCTGATCAGCAATGCTAGGCGCCTTTCCGGCTGCCGCGGCATGCGCATCACGTGCAATCGTGTGTTTGGCGTATTTGTCCCAAACCACGTTGCGCGCCATCTGCGCGTTCTTTGCTTTTGTGTGATCGTGCCTGCTTGCATCGACGGCCGCTTTTGTGGCATCCGCAGCGTGAGCTGCCGCGGTCTTGTAGTCGTCTGCGCCCTCAATCACAGCTTGTTCGAGTTCAAGCGCGGCGCTCTCACAGACTCGCTCCGCAAAGCCGGCAGTTTCGACCGCCTTCAGCCACGCCTCGATCTCCTCCACCGTCGCAGTCATCTCCGGCAGGGTCGGGGCCTCGGCGATCAGCTCGCCCGATTGGGCCGCCCAGAGCACGTAGTCCGACGCGGTCTCTTCGTCCAATTCGAGTACCTGCATGAGCACCCGGACGGTCTCCGCGAGATACTCGTCGACCGCGTCGATGTCTTCGGCCAGACCCGGAGAGACTACGCCGCCAGTAAACCCTGAGCCGATGCTCTCTGAGAGAAGATGGGCTTGAAGATCGACAAGTAGTGCGTTGGTTTTGGGATCCATGCGTGCCTCGAATTACCCGCCGCGTAGGGCGACTTTGTCCTGGAAGCCCTTAAAGGCCTTGGCTTGGCCGACCGAAATCTTGTGTTTGGTCGGCGGCGGCCACTTCTTCCACTGATTGTATGACGATTTTGTCAATGGATTGCCAAAGAAACGCTTGTCCTTGAGGAACCCACTGAACCCCTTCTTCTTTAGACCGCGAAATCCCACCCGCCAGGCCGGATTCGCCTGGACCCCGCCCAAACCGAATTCCAGCTTGAGTGCGTCTAGCGCCGCGTCGGGAAGCTTCGCCATCTTGTTAGGCACTCGGAACGAATTTGCGCGCCCCGGCACGCGAACACCATGATGCGCCAACTTGGGAGCGTATCGCTGCCGCTCGCGCTGTTTCTTCCGAGTCACCCGCATAACCTCTTCCGCGGTCGCCTTGTGCGTGACAAGCCGAGCCTCGCTCCTTTTGGGCTTGAAAGGCAGCGACTCGAACGTCCACGGGCTGCCCTTCACCAGCAGCTCGATCGCATCCGCGCGCCGCCCCATGCGAGATCCCTGCTTTACCCAGATCAGCTGCCTGTGAGGCGACATCTCTTTGACATGTCTGTTCGTCTTGTCGATTTGAACCGCGTACGAGTACTCGCCCTTCGAGGTCCCCTTGACCTTTACCACCTCTAGCCCTTGGCGATACCCGCGATAGGCCGTCCCTTTGGGAATTCGTTGGGTGACCTGATCGTGCATGTACTTGGCACCCAAGTACGCGTACTGCGCCTGCATCTTCTCAAGACGCTGCGGCCACTGTCGAATAAGCTTCAGTCCCTCCCTGGAACCGCTCAGCTGCTTTACTTGCACCTTCATTTCGACTTGACCTCGTCGGGAACGAAGGTCCCTGCCTCCATCTGGGCCATTGCCGCCCCTAGAGTCTTTTTTGGCTTCGGGATCAGCGTCGAAACGTCCTCTTCCGTTCGCCCGTCCGTAACCGTTCGGGGTGCGAGCGGTAGACGCGGATTCCGTCGCGGCGCGAGCTGCGCCGTCCACCCCGCGTGCTCCTCGCAGGCTCCAATGAGGCGCGCGTGTCCGTGGACTCGAATCGCCTTCTTCGGCTTACCGCCGCATACGAAGCAGAACCGAAGGAAGTCCGTAATGGGGCCCTCGTAGAGATGAAACGTGTCGCCCACAATCGGCGAACCACAGTCTTCGCCCGCCGTGCACGTCTCAAGACCTTGGGCGCGTCCCTCCCAAAACCGTTTGCACGTGGCGCATACCGCACTGACCCCGGTCCCCATGGCGACGCGAATGTCGATCTCAGCAGGCATCGTCTTCCGGCTTTGGGATGTTGAAGTTCAACTCGGGCGGAGCGTTCGAACGACGCTTCAGGCTGCACCGAAACCCGACAAAGTGAGCAGTATCATGGATGTGACCGTCATCGTTGACTTTGATCACGTCGAAGAAGAACCCGCCGGTTTTCGTCTGGAGCTGCTGAACCGCGTTCTTGTCGAAAAAGGGGAGCCGCCAGAAGTGAACAATGTCCCCCTCGGTGGGCTGGTTGGCCCGGACGTCTTCGATTGTCTTCCTAGGTACCCAGATCGCGCTCGGCCAGACGTGCCTAAGGCCTTCCTCGGACGCCTCTGGATTCTCTTCGGGCCACTCGACATGCGCGCGGAGTGCAAAGGGCCCGTCGAATACCAGCGAGACTGGCTCACGGTAGTAGGGGTCGATAGTCGACTTTGTCCGGCTTCGCTGAAACAGCGTGCAATCCGTTCCTGCGATCTGAATCGGCTCCTGCGCGTAGAGGTCGAACATGAAGGCCTCCGACGCATCCAGCCGGAAAAGAGGTTTGCCGTCCGTGGGATCCGACGGTTGTGGGATCCTAGGCGGCTTGATGGGGGTGATCTTGCGCGGCATTAGCCCGTGAGGAACCCGCTCGGCATCGCGCTCCACGCGATCTCCTTGTCGAGCAGCTCCATCTCCTCTTTTGCCTCTTCGAGGAGCTTATCCCCGTCCAATTCGGTCTGGCCCTGTGCGCCGGGATAACTCGCGTACCTGCTGCGGATACGACCCACGTCCCGTTTGGCCCATGCTAGCGCGTAGCGCTTTACAAGGTCGTGATCGCGTTCGCTTAGCTGCTCGATCGTGAAATCGAAGCTCTTGTAGTCGAGAAGCATGTTCCCGTTCGTCTTGGGGATCGGGAAAATGTACAGAGTGCGATCCTCCTGCCGCCAATCAGGCTCTGCGTTGAGGATCCGCTTGGCCTCGTCGATGTACTGCATGGTCTGCGTGTACGTCGAGTAGAGACCCATCGAGGACGGCGCCGCGAAGACGTCGTACGGGATCTTCTCGTCCTGCAGGATGTACGGAGAGAAGATGAGCGAGATGTCCATCGACGGAACCGGGAAGCTCACGTCGAGCACTACGTCTATTTGAGGGTCGAGAGTGTACGTGGTCTGGCCGGAGTAAAACGGCACGTACGCCTGCCTCTTCACGCCTTTTCGCGCGCTGAACCATCTACGGGCGCCTTCAATGGCGTCGTCCAGCTCGTCCTGGGATAGTTCTACCTTGAGAAACGAGCCGCCGAGGCGTCGAAGCACCCACTGCTGGATCTGCTCCGCCGTCATCAAACTGTTTTGCGAGGTGGGCATATTCGGCTCCCTTTAGGGTACCGCGAAATACGCCCCAACCTCGGCCGATCTGTTTAGACCGGGGCCTCTTTTTCTAGCAGTTCTCGGTTCTGGATAGTCATCGCCCACCAGGCGATATCCAGCTGATTCAACAGATCTTCTTCGGCCTCGGAATCTGCTCCGCCATCCGCAAGCAACTCCCGGAGTTGTGTTCGCAGCGTGCGATACGCCTCAAGTGCGCATCCGACCTCCTCGCACATTAGGCGAGTCGAGTCAGCTTGTTCGTGTCGCAGTAGTCGGCGCAGGCAAATAGAGCGTACGTCGGCCCTGAAGCTCCGTGCGCCTCTCCTCGCACCACTCGTTGGAGAGGCACTCCAAGATCGTCACGAATCGCCATTCGTGGAAACATCGTGTGGTCGATGCTGCCGCCCTCAGGGCACATCACAGCTTCGGTGAACTGAATCATCGCGTTGCACTGCTCGTGTCCAGGCGTGATCGAGATAATCGTCCCCGCTCGAACACCAGGCGTGTTGAAGAACTGTCCGAAAACCTGATCGCCAACCTTGGCGGGAGTTCCATCTGCGTAGTGCGGCATCGTTCTATCCCTTTGAATGCATGGACAGCAAACTTAATGGCTTGAGTTTCGTCAACTTCCTTGCGAGGACACGCTCCGCGGTGCGAAGCTCGAACGTCTTCTGTAGGTTCATCCAGAATTCAGCCGAGGTGCCGAGGACGCGAGCGAGGCGGAGGGCCGTGTCGGCCGTAATGTCGCGCTCCTCGTTTAGAATCGAGGTGACGCGGTTCGGTGGGACCCCGAGCGCGAGCGCGAGTCTCCTCGCGCTCAGGTTGAGGGGGACGAGGAAGTCCTCTCGAAGCAGTTCCCCTGGGTGGATAGGGGACATGCCATTTTTGGGACGGCTCATTACTCCGCAACGTCAGTAGGTTCGGCAGACATGGACTCGAGCCCGAACACCCTCGTCCCCGTCAAGCCTAGAGCGGTAAAGTACGCGATCGGCCGTACAAGCCGCAACGCCAAGTCCGGAGTGTCCGCAGTCTCCGGTGTAAACTTCCCGCAGATGAAATCGTCTTCGCGTCGAAACATCAGGCCCCTTTGCCCTTTGACTTGGACTTCGCCTTGTCGGCACCCTTCGACTCGGATACCGCTTTGCTTTCCAAGCTGACAGCGTCTGGCGCTGCCTCCGGGGGAAGCGCGCCGAATCCGCGATCGGTCCACCCTTCGACGAGCGGTTCTGGCCCGGGCGGGTCGCCTAGCGGCATCACCTCAGTGAGCGGTTCCGGTTTCTTCCGCTGCTCCTCCGGGAGCGGCTGGGGCATCGGTGCGGGCTCGGTGAGCGGCTGCGGCGCGTGCGAGGGCGCTGTCTGCTCCAACGGAGTCGCCTGAGACTCCGGGACCTCGATGAGGAACTTCGGCACGTACTTCTCGTACTGCTGGCCCGTTAGGACCTGGTTGCGGACTTTCCCCACGCCAGGGAGTACCACCTCCGACACTGCCGGGTTCCGGATAAAGCTCTTCGTCATCTTCGATTGTCTCCAAACGAGGGAACTTGTGCCCCTCTTGCTGCATCTTCACCAGAAGCTCGTCGATCGCAGACACCTCGGGCGCGAGCCCGCGCATGACCTGCTCGATTTGCTGGGGAACCTCGATCGGTCCCTCTACAACCGGGATCGCGATCTCCGTCGCCGAGGTTTCAACTGGCGGTGAAAGTCCGTGCGGACCTTTCGCCTTCGACTCCTCGACGTCCACGGTAACCGTTTCAGTCGGCGCGGCCGTTGCGATGTCCGCCCAGAGATCGCGCATCTCCTCGAATACCGCAAAGAGATCTCGTTGACCCTCTTCCTGCGCGCGCCCCATTTTCTGAAGGGTCGCCATCGCCCGTTCGCACAGCTCGATCATGTGCGGACCGCGTGTATCTTCTTTCGGCGGCTCTGGCGGCGAAGGCGGCGAAGGCGGGATCGGCGCAGGCGAGGGCGCGGGCGCAGGGCCAATCGCCCCGAGCTGTTTCAGCTCCTGCAAAACATCGAGAATTCCCTCAGACATTCACGCCTAACCTACCAGATAACCGCTTACTCGTCGATGGCCTGAACATCGAAGTTCGTCAGCACCTGCGACCGATTCGCAAGATGTCCGATCGCAAGCGTACTCACGCGCTCCCACCACTCCGCACGAGCTTTCGAGTCCAGACTGTGATCGCCGCACCAGTGCTTCTCCGCGGCCACCACCGAGTCCAGATCGCCCTTCCGCGACCAGCGTTCTACTGCGGGATTCGGGCAGCGATCCGTGGGACTAGTAAACCACTCGCACTGCTTCATCAGACGTCGAGCCCGTCGTCATCAGGATCCAGACCGTCCTCAGAATCCTCGTCCCAGTCATCGTCGAACTCCTCAATCTCAACGAAGCCGTCTTTTGCGAGCACCGCCAGCGTCTCCGGAGGCCCGTCGATCTGAACCATGTGGCAGTCCGCGATCACATCCATGCCCGGTGTCTCCGCGCACACCCCTGCGAGCTTACGACAGATCTCCGAGGCGTCCTGGTAAGCGTCCGCCTGATCTCGAAAGGCTTCTGCCAGGTTGCCATTGTTGACCTTGATCTTGTACGCAAGATCGTCGCCCTGCTTGAACACGGGGAGCGGAAGACGATACGTACGGATAATCTTGCTCACTTGGACCTCGTTGCTTGAATGACCTCACCGTCGCGCAGAACAAGCGCGTCCCTGACACTCTCGACGTAACGGGACGCCTCGCCAGGCTCCATGTCTCCCACGTCGACGTAGAAAACCGTTCGCCCACTACGCGTGATCTCGCTCGCGCCCCCATTCACACGGAGACTGCGAATCAACGGTCCCGCAAGAGCCGCCGCAGAAACCTCTGCGAGCGCAGCCTCGATCGCGCCGGCCAAATCCGCTTCACCGTCGCCCTTCGTCTGCGCAGGGCCTGCTTGTGGCGCGCGCAGGGTCAGAGGGAGCGCGGCCTCAGCAACCGTTAGAGGCTTGCCCTCCTCGGTTCGAGCGCGCAAAACCAGTTCCAAACGGATTTCTCGAGACATGCGTCGAGTGTATCACGCATGAAACTGGCTTTGCAACGCAAGGCCGCCTACTCCGGGTCTTTCGCCCAGGCCGAAAGGTACGTCGGTACGGCCTTCTCGAGATTTCCTACTTCCACCTCTGGAAGTATGAGCTGGCGCCCTAGTAGTTCTTTCTCCACCCACTGAAGTGTTCGATCTTCGCGGCTACGTCTCTGCGAACCGATCTCGCTCTCTACAGCGCGCCTCAGCATTTCTGGAAGGACTTCCAGGGCGACGTAGGTTCGCTTTTCGTCCTGGAGAAGAAGAGGATCGCGAGCCGAGCCTCGGAAAAAGGTCGCGACTAGCGTGCTGGTGGGCCGACCGTGGCATACCAACTCTAGTGCCTTTTCCCCTTGGAGCACTTCTGCGCGAAGCTTCCGGACGTGCCGCTCATCCCATGCTTTTCCAATATCTGAGGCCAACCGCAGCGCACCCCCCTCGACGTCGGCTCTAGCGCCTGGACGGCGCTGTTCGATGATATTATCTTCGTCAGCCAAGACCTCATCTAACGTTCGAAGATCGAGCGCTCGTCTCTCCAGTTCTTCGTGTGGAAGCGGAGGCCCCCACAAAATGGGTATGGCCGCCGAGATCGGAGGGTTCGGTTCCCTTGCCGGGGACTTCGCGTCCAAGGCATTCACCGCCGCCTGGTAGGACATCCCGGACTTTTTAGACAGATCGCGGGCCTTCTTTTTCTTCTTGTTGACCATTCGTGCTTCTTTCGGGCACCACCAGCTCGGCCATCACCCGATCCTGGCAGCGCCACCAAAAGAAACAGGTCCTTCTTGGTCCCGGCACGAGCATCAACCCGCTTCGGAAGGCGTCTCAGACGCGGTGATGGCGCGCCCAAACCCTCTCAGGGACCCAAGAATCCCATAATCGGTTCTACCAGCGCCCGCACGGAGTGTCAACTCTTAGAAGTCTACCGACGCCACGAAGCCGCGCCCGAATCGTTCAACCACCTCGCGCGCGGTCAACGTGGTGAGGACCCCGTCATACTCGTCGGTAAGCGTTCCCGTCTCCGGATCCAACCAGTACAGGGCGGCCTTATCATCCGCGAGCTGCTTCCACTCGTGAACGTCGTAGTCGTCGACGTCCTCGCCGAGGTGCGCGCAGTAGAGGTTGCGAGCGTCTTCGACGTCGTACGCGACGACCCAGTCGGGATTCCCGCTCTCGAACAGATACAGTTTTCGATCGCTCATCGGATCGCCTAAGTTTCTCCGCCGCGGAGAAAGTCTTCAGCGCTTGTTCCAATTTCTGCTCGGTCAGTGTCTCAAGGGCAATTCGCATTACCTGCGCCACAGAGAGCCCGTGAGTGGCCGCCAAAGCCATCGCTCGTTCGCGCTGTTCGTATCGTACTGGAACCACGATAGTTGCGCGAAAGGCGCGCTCGCCCATAGAAGGCCGTCCGGCGCTCATTTCGGCTCTCGCATGATCTCGAGCATCCGGTTAGCTTCCCAGCGGAGATCGAGTATGTTCTTGAGATCTTCGAGGTTCTTGTTGAGACGCGAAAGCTGCCACGCAATCAACAATCCCATCCGGTTGGCTTCCCAGGGAGCGTCGATTACGTTCTCATTCTGGAATGTGTTCGACCAGTCTTCGAACGCTTGTTTCTCGCTCTTATAGACAGCCGTTTGGGCTTCCAGCCGAGTCACGCGGTCATACTCGATAACCGCGGCTAAAGAGGGCTTTAGGCCCGGAATCGGAGGCGCATTGACAGCCGTGAACGCCGTCACAAGTCGGTCAATGCGCGCGGATACTGCGCCTGCGCCCTCAGTACGCATCTCCACTCCAAGCCGTTCCCAGTCTTCGTCCGTGAGAACAACCTTCTCGTAGAGCTTATGCAGCGCGGCCTCGATTGTCGGATCGAACATCCTTCTTTCGTTACCACAGTTGGCGGCCGATTGTCACTTGCCGCCACTTCCGATCTCAGTCAAATCGTCGATGCAGCTCTCGCAGAGCATGCGGCTCTCGCAGAGCGTGACTGCATGAGTAGGCATCCTTCCGCAAAGCCGGCACGCTAGGCCTGTCGGGATTTGGAGAAGCGCCTTACGTAGGCGGCGAACCTCCGCGAGCAGTCGAAACGGGGGATGCTTCTCGTGTAGCTCGCGAAGCGCCTCCTCGACTGCGACCGTTCGTGCCCCGTCGAGACGTTTGCTGATCACCCGCTGCAGGTCCTCGAAGGTCTTCCTGTCGTCGCTGGCCCCGCGCTTGAACTGCACGCCGTGTACGTGGCCCGCACCAATGGCGTTCATCAGTAGCTCTGCCAGCGACATCTCTACCTGCATGGGTCACCCTGTGAACGTACACCAATTGCGACAGGCCTTACCCTCGGGCGCGTGACAGTCCGGACACGGGGCGTCCGCGCTCGGATCGTCGGCCCACGTGTACAGCTCCCGGATCGCCAGAGCCATCCCTATAAGCCCCGAGGCCATCGCGAACCCCTCGTAACGGCCTAGAGCGCGCGATGCTGCTGGGCGCGACTCGATTAGTGCCAGACACTCTTCGGGCGTCAGGATCATCGAGGGATCACTACAGGCCTGTGGATCCTCGTAGTCGTCGTTCATCGGTAACATTTTATCAGATCACGAGCCGTTGATCCCGACGCGACCACTGAGCCGACCCTCGATCCCCCACCTCGAAGATCCAGCACCGGAATCCCCATCGGAGCGGGAGAAGACGCCCAGGAATCCATTTCATGACGTCCGGCCTGTTACGGAAGAGTCCGAACACCGGTTCTAGACGCCACAAAGGACCCCACATCCAGCGCGGGGCTACGTAAAAGGGCCAACGTACCGTCCGGTTACTCCGGACCGTCACAAGTCCGATCCGCGCGAGCGTCCGAATCAAGCGATTTGGCGGAGGCAGTCTCCTAACAGCACTTCCGTGAATCGGCGTGTACTCAGCGGCCTCGTCCCAAAGAACCCGACAGTCGATTACTCCGGCGCAGTCCTCGTAGACGAGAAGGATCGTTCCGTATCTGGTCCGGTGCGGCCACGCGTCGTTCACGTCCTCAACGCGATCCCCCACCTCAAGCTTGACCCCATTTTTGTCTCGCGGTACGTCATACTTCATCGCATTTTCCTGACAGTCACGCAGCTGACGTCTTCCGCGCCATCTGCGATGACTTGCGTTAGAGCATCAGGGTCGTCTCGAGCCCAGACAAGTCTCTCGCATCGCATCACGTTGTACGGAGCTGCAAACGAAAGACTTCGTTTGTAACTCACCAGGTAGAGGTGGGTCGGCGGAAGCTCTCGATAGGGATGCATCGCGCGGCGGGTTCTCCGGACCTTTAGATCCGTGGCAGCTTTTTCGGTTGGTACGGAGAGCTTCGGTTCGTCGCTCGGCGCCGGCGCGAGTGCTGGCCCGCCCGGTAGGCGTCGTCATGGATCGCCCGCGCCACCTTCTGTATCGCTTCGTGGTTCGTTTCGGTGCTGCGAAAGCCTGCCCAGGCGAGCACCTTCTCTATGCGAACCTCCGGGGTGCGCTGGTCTTCGTCCAGCTCCTCTGTGTATGACTCTGCCTCGAGCTGCCGCTCCTCGTAGCAGGACTGGCACTCAACGCGCTCTCCTCGTTCCTCGTAACAGGAGCATGAGACGAACGCAGGGGCCTTTTGGGGATCGGGTTTCCTGCTCATAAGGAGAACTCTTCCCCGCAGATAGCGCAGTAATTGTCCCGGTCACGCTCGCACGGAACCGCGTCTACGTCGTTCGTACACGCACGATTCCACAGCGACTCGGGAATATGCTCTTTCATCCAGCACACGACAAGCCCCTCGTTGCAGTCCAGGCAGTACACGCCGAGAGTCTGATCGCACACTTCTGGCGCTACGCGTGCGTGTTTGCAATCCTCATTCATTCTGCTTCTAAGCTTACGAGGACGCGAACCCAAAGAAAAGCCATTCCCCGCCGCCGAGATCGATACAACCGGCAGGGCCCCACTTGTCCTCGACCTGCGCCAGTGCCTCGTCCTCCTCGATCCAGTCCTCGGGGTCCCACCCTTTGGGGCACTCGATCATCTTGAACTCGGTTTTCTCCGCGATCGTGCCTGTATACCCTGCGTGTCCGAAATCGAACCGAGCCTCTTCAACAAGCTGCTCGAACGCGATCTCAGCCGTCTTGCCCAGTCCTCTTTCGGAGAAGAAACTTGCACCCATCGGAGCCTACTTCTTCGCCCGACGCTGCTGCGCCGCCCACGCTCGACGCTCGCGCCGATTCATGTTGATCACCTTCTCCGCTTGATCGGCGGGAATCGGGACCAGGCCTCTCTTCTTGGCCTCTTCTTTGCTTACGTTGAGATAGATTTGTCCGGTTTTTGCGTCCATGTGCGTTCTTCCTAGGTGGCGCGATCGAGCGGCGTTTCCCACCAGTGGGCGGTGCAATCCATGCACACCCTGTTCATCAAGTTTTTGCTTTCAACGAAGCGTGTGTAACCGCTTCCGCTACCGCACTTCGGACACTTGCTCTTTGCATTGAACGGAGGAGGCGGAGGAGGAGGCGGGGGCGCCGGCTCAGACGGCTCGGGCGGAGGAGGCGCGTTGACTCGAAATGGATTCCACATGATCTACCTCGGGTCTAGTTCGTCCGTATGCTCGCCCGCCGCAATCCGTTCGGCCAGTTCAGGCGCATTGAACGAATAGAGGAAGTTCACCACCATCCGTCGCTCTTCTTTGCGCGCCTCTGTCGCGGCCCGCTCCATATTCGCGGCTTCTTCGCCTTTACGGACACAACGCGTAGTCATGGATCCCCTCATTCGCAGCGCTGACAACCACGAAACCCGTTCGGACCGTCCGACGGCGGGTGCGTGGGCGCGCTGCTTGGTTCGGACGCAGAACCAGGACGGGCCGCACACGGACCCTCGTGGCCTGGCTCGCGCGAACACCGCCAACCCGCAGGAGGCAGCTTACAGGCGGTTCCTTCGCACCCCGCGGCCCGACGGCAGCGCTCACGAAGTACTTTCAACTCCTCGTGCGTTGCGTCCCTCCACTGGGAGGTGAGCGCGAGATTTCCGAACGCGAACGATGCCGCTTGCTCACGGCGCTCTGCGTCGCTCATCGGGCCACGCTTGCGTGCCTCCTCGATGAGATCGGTCATCTCGCGCATCTTCTGTAGCTCTCCGGTCAGCTTGTTCTTCATGTGAACTTCGCGTACCGGATCATCGATCGGCGCTCTACGGAGAACTCTTTTGCAACCTCCGGGTCCACTCCTTGAACGAACGGACCCATGTAGAGAGCGTAGACTCGCGTCTTCACACCGCGCTCCCAGTCTTTGCGAATCTCTGCGCACACCTCAAGCGCAGTCTGCGAGGCCACACCGCTGACGATTTCATAGTCCACGTCGATTCCGTGGTACGCCCGTACGTCGTCGAGCATGCCTCGGAACTGCGGGATCGACGCCACGCGCAAACGTCGCGCGTACGCAGGCTTGGCCTGGCCGTTGAGGACCGCAAAGGGACTATCCGTTGTTGCGAACACCACGTGATCGCGAATCAATGTGGGGCTCTGGTGAGGGTAGAAAGGCGCCGCGGGATCTTCCCCCTCGTGCCCGTCCAGGAACTGACACCGCAGATCGATCAGCAATCTGCACAGACGATTGCAGATCCGTCGTTGCAGCTGCAGATCCTCCTCCGCAGGGGACCACCAGGCTGGGTGCGAAGCTGCGAGCCTGTCAAAGTTCGCATTCAGGCGGTCCGCCGCCCTCGCCGGATCTGCGGCGATCGGCTCGACGTTGTCTGCTAAGACGAACGTATCTTTCGAGAGGTCCGTACGGACCTTCGCTGCCTCCGGCGCCCCTTCAGCGGTCCGCGACATTCCGAGCACAGGAAGCGCCCCAACTAGCTTGAGCAGATCTCGTCGGTTCATACAGCGACACTACGCGAGATGGAAGGGATTGTCAACGTCGCTGGCGGCCGCGCTTGGCGCGCTTCGAGAGGCGTTCTACCTCCGTTTTCGCCGCCAACAACGTAGCCTCTCGAACTCGTTCGAATACGACATCGCCGACGGACGATCGAATCGCAGTGACAATCGTCTCGTCCAGGACCCGCCGAAGCTGGGCCTCAACCTCCTGACGTACTCGCTCGGCGATCTTCTCTGGAACGAGAAGCTCCGCGAGCGCTTCCTCCGCCATCTGCTGAAGTTCTTCCGTATGCGCCGTGAGCATCGTCTGGATACCGTGCTTGACGTGTTCCAGCTCTACACGCAGTCGCGGAGCAAACAGCGGTGTTTGGCCCACGCCTGGATAACCGTTATTCATGGAAGTCCTTACGAAACTGCGACTGCGATTGCTCGACGAACCACCACGGAAGCGAGTCCCGATCCTCCCACGGCGTTTTGTACTCGATGAGGCTGCCACAGAACTCGACGAAAGATCCCACACGCGGTCCCACAAACAGAGCGAACTCGCGCTCCCCGTTGGCGTTGATGTTCTCCCTGAACATCCACGAGTGGGCTAGCCCTGGAAGCTCTCCGAGCCCGAGAACGGAGCCGGTAGGGGTTCTCTGGAGGTACCCGCCGAGCGCCTGCTCGTACATCGCGATCAAACGCATCGGCACAGCAGGCGCTCCCCAGGGAGATCGCAGTGTCACCTCGTACAGGGGCTTCGTCGCGGGCGGATTACGAATCGCCGGCGGAGCCGTAACGACCTCCGCTACCACCCACTCCGCGTGCGTGGAACGGTCCTGGTAGGAGTCGCCGCGCTGCGGCGGGTATTCGGTGGCTACTTCGTAGGTGTAAGTGACGCGGATTGGACGCGCGCCGATATCGAGAATTAGCATTTCACCCTCAACACCCGCCAAAAGGCGCGCACGACTACTCGCGTTCGGCTGCCGCAGCGAGCTGCTCGATCTCCGCGCGCGCAGCCCCAGTTGTCGTCCGGAGGCACTTTCGGACCACCTTGCGGAACGCCTCGAGCTTCGTCGCGCCCTCGTCCATGACCTCGAAGGAGCAGTTGCTCCCGTCGAGGCTTCCGTACAACATCGCGGAGTGCTTGTCGCCAGCCTTCGACCCCGTGGAACGACCCACAAGGGCCCCCACGAGAATCGCGTGCGGCCACATGAGTTGCGCGATCTTCATCCCCGTCGTCTCAATCGTCTCGTTCTTCATACGCGAGAAGCTACCACGGACTGAGACGATTGTCACGCGCGTCGTATGTCCACTACATTCCCTTGGTATTCGCCACCGTCGTGTGAAAGCACTGTGCGCCGTCAGGGGCCCTCGTGTACGAGGTGTGCGTGGGGAGTCCCAGTTCCTCTCTGATCGTCTCTAGGCGCCGACTCCAGCACCTCAGCCACCAGTAGGTGGCATCGTTAAAGAGCGTCGAGTCATACTCGAAGGGGATCTCCTCCCCCTGGTAGGCCCCCCAGACGTACAAGTTCCTTGGAGTCTCCTTGCGAATCACGGAGATGTGCGGCGCGTACAGGGGTCGGTTCCAACGAATCGATTTGGGGATCAGGGCGCGCGCGAAATTGGAGATCTCCTCGTCGATCTCCACGACCGCTCGGTACCCGTACCCCGGGACGATCTCGTACCGAAGGATCCCTTTGGAGCTGTGGAGACACAATTCCGACACGGATTTCAAGCGCCTTTAATCCGTTCCAACTCGGGGGCGTCGTCCGCGTCGTCTAGCTCGAGAACGTCCTCGAACTCTTCGGGCGCCGTCTGAGGCCCAGGCCCGAAATGCCGTTGCAAACGCAGAAATTTACGCTCCAGCCGGATGGCGGGCGTGGAGTCGGCGTACATTTTCAGCGCAATCCGTTTAGCGTCCGCAAGTTTAGACCACCAGGCGCCGTAGCCGCAAATGTAGGTCTCCTTGTCCTCGTTGAGCCACTCGTGTTCCTGGATGTGCCCGGGCTCTCCTAGAATCTCTTTCAGCCAGCCCATAAACGCCTGGGAACCTGTGATGATATGTACCAGACCGGCAAGACTTGCATGTCCATCGCCGTCGAAGTAGCCGCGGATGAAGTGCCAGATCAGGCCCTCATCGGTCAGATTCGGAGGCCTAAGGATCAACGACTTCGCGTTGACGATATTGTAGTGACGCTCGAGGTCCCGCACCCAGTCGATGCTGCACACCGAGAGCCAGCTGTATAACCTCCCTGTGTTGTTAGGCCTGACCACTATTGGATGCTCCGATCCACAGGCTGCCTTGAGATTCGTCAGAATCACCGCGTCTTTCGGATGGAGCCCGAAATTCACGGACAAACCCGATTTGGTGATGTATCCGTCAGCGGCGATGAACCCCGCAAAGTACGCGGTCGTAGGGTTCACCTCAGCAAAGAAATTCCTGTTGCACGCGTATCGCGCGTAGTCCGTTGACGTCCTCAACGGTACTCCCGCTTTGAGCAGCTGGTCTCGAGTCGCCGTGTAACCGACGTCGTACAGCTCGCCGACCTCTTCGATCGTCATTCGAGGGTTCTCCAGGTAGATCCTAGCTGCCTCCTGAGGATCTATCCGCGTCGGGCACGCCTCCTCACGGGAACGCGTCCTCACCCCCGCCGCACGGAGAATCTTGCTTGCCGCTACCTGCGTGATTCCGAACTCCGCCCCCAGCTGGGCCTGCGTGAGGAACTCGTTCGAGGCTAACGCCTCGTTGTATCGACGGACCAATGCTGTTTTCTGCTCGGGCGCCAAGTATACCCGCGGCTTCTCGTGCTTCTTCCCTGCGACTCGACCCATGCCGAGAGTTATACGCTCCGAGGCGTGCACGTTCAACACAAATTTTGTGTGGACCCTTAAATGCCGGAAACCCCGGCTTTCGCCGAGGTTTCCGGAGGAAATTCCAGTGTTACTGGATCAAAGATTAAGAATTCGCATTTGGCCGTAGAATTCGCTTCGAAGCAACTTCTTAGCGTAACGCGTGCGGAGGCCCTTCCTGAAGGAAAAGTCTGCCGGATCGAGGAAGGTCGGAGTCACCTGAAGCGGGATGTACGGCGCCCAGACGTATCCGGCGTCGAGGAAGCTTCCGCCCTTGAGCCCGATCAGCATCTGATCGCGCGTGAAGAACGGGTCTTCGTAGACCATCCACTTGTTCATGAGCGTTCCGGTCTTGTAGATACCGAACTGCCCGTGCTGGGTGAGCGGACGCGGCATGTCTGCCGGGCCGTACGGGGATTCGCCGCCGCTGACCCAGAGCGGACGGTAGTCACCGTGCGTGGTGAGCTGCGCGATCAGCGCCGACACGTCCGGGGACGTGACGATGAAGTTCGCGGGCGCACGCAGCGTTTTCTTGTGGATGAGGTTCGACACCGTCGAGATCTGCGTGATCATCGCGCGGAGGTGGTCGATCTCCGCGATACCCGCCGGGGGTACACGGTCGAACGACGCGGTCGTTCCCGTCGAGGCCGCGAAGAGATCGTTGACGATCTCACGGTCGATCTCGAGCGCGATGTCCTGGGCGACAGCCGAAACCATTTCGGTCTCAGCGTCGATCCCGTGGAACGCGCGGAGGTCCTCAGCGGCCTCTGCCGACCAGAGCGCCTTCAGTCGACGCGGCTGGGCCTGAACCGGCGCCTGCTTGACGTCGAGGTTGATCTGCGGAACCTTCTGGTTCAGCTCCCCGTCGTAGTAGTAGTAGGCTCGGACCTTGTTTCCGCTCGCCGGAGCGTTCTGGAACTTGAATCCAGAGATCGCGCCGTTCGAGTAGTTGATCGTGCCCGCGGTGGATCCGCCAGCCGGAACGAAGGTGAATCCACCCGTTCCGTTGTCGGTCGCCACCTGGACCGCCGTGCCCGTCGAGTCCTCTTCCTGAACCACGCAGGAGAAGCCGAGCGTCGTGTTGAGCGGACGAACTGGGTTGAACGCGAGGCTCAGCGAGATCGCCGTGCCCGCACCACCACCGTGGGTACCGTCACCCGTCCAAAGGATTTCGCCCTGCACGTACTCCGAGGAGTAGTTGCGGTCGAAGTCACGCGGGAAGACGTTTCCCGCCTGCGTCTGGCCCTTGGTCGTGCCGTAGACGTAGTCGAGGTAGAAGACCGCCGCCGTCGGAGCCGTCATCGGCTGTACCGAGACGATCTCGTTCGCGATCAGGTTCGGGAAGACCCGGCGCAGGATCGGGAAGATGAACTTCGTGAACGAACCAACGTTGGCCGTTCGCGTGTCCTCGTTCATCGTCAAGAGGTGCTGGCACTGGTTCTCCATGAGGATCGCCGCCACGCCGAGCGTGTAGCGCTGCTGTTCCGTCTTGTCCGGAATCCCCTCGAGAAACTCGCCCCACTTCTGAACAAGGCTTCGGACGTAGCTCTTGTCGGCGATCGTCCGCGCCTGCTGCTCTGCCAATATTTCACGTGCTTCTGTAGACATCTTGTTTGCCTCAAATGGTTCCCGCTATGCGGGACTCGTTCGTCACTTCGTTCGGGTGGGAGCGAAGCCCATCAGGCCGCGCTGCTCTTCCCTGGTTGTTCCCAAACGCTCGAAAAATCCTCCATTTTCCGACCGCGGCCGAGCAGGCTTTGCCTCCTCGATTGCGTCCGGTCCATGACCCCCCTGGGTAAGCTGGCGCACGCGCGCCCTGACATTCGCGACTTCCTCCGACTGCAGCGGTGCTGCACGGAATCCGTCCAGAATCTTGTCGATCTGCTCTTTCGACTCGAGAGTCGAGTTCTCCACGAGCGGCCGGATCTCGGCGGCACGCGGATGATTGCGAAGACGCTCTTCCGCGTAGTAGAGAACTTCGAACTCCTGGTTCACGCGGTACGACTTCGCAAGAGCCTCGCGGAGCTGGGCCACTTCCTCGCGGAGTGACTCCTCGTGCTTGAGCGCGCGGACACGCTCCTTCTCCTTGCGATCCCGCTCGGCACGCTTCTCCGCCTCGATCTCCTCGGTCAGCTTCGCCGCCTCTGCCCGCTTGGTTTGCAGGTCCGTACGGACCGCTTCGATCTTCTCCTGCAGCTCCGCGCCAGTCTTGAAAACCGTTACGTCACCGAGGAGCTTGCGGATAAGCTCCGCATCCGGATCCGAACCGATTTGGCGCTCGAGGTAGAACTTGTAGCCGGCCTCTTTGGCCACCTTCTCGAGGTTGGACTTCTCCTCCTCGAGTGTCTTCAGCCTCAGCGACTGCTCCGCGAGCATCTTCTTCAGCTGACCGATCTCGCTGTCCTTCTGCTCGCCAACGATTTTCGCGTCCTCAGGAAGCACGAACGGTCGAAGAGCGTCCTTGACTCGCTCGAGGGCGACCTTCGCCCCCGCTACCGAGGGATCCGAAAGCAGCTCGCCCCGGATCTGTTCCGCGATCTCCGCTCGAAACGCCGAGAGGCGCGTGACCATCTCTTTGGCGAACTCCTCACGAAGCGCCGCCTCGGCTCCCTCGCGGCTCTCTTTCCTGGCCTGCTCAACGGCCGCCGCGAATTCCTGCGCCTGCTTCGCCTCTTGGTCCTGCTCCATCCGTTCCTCTCGATGCTCGTAGAAAACTCCCGGAAACGCGTCCTGGTCGGCCGGATCTGCAACGAAGTCGAACGTCACAAGCCGGTAGTCGTCCTGAACGATGTCCTCGCCGCGCTCGTTCGTACGAACCGAACCAAGACCGCGAGAGCTGATTCCGATTTTCCCCCCACTCGCCAAAATCGCTTTGAGATCTCGACCGCGTGCGGTATCCATGATCTCGGCCTCGCCGACAACCACGCCATCTTTGATTTCAAGATTGGTGATCTTGTGCGAGACACGCGAAAGCTGCGTCCGACCATCGCTCGGGTGATCGCTCTCTCCAAACAAGGAGCCCGCGCTCATCGTCTTTCGCAGACGATTGAACTCCCGCTCCCAGAGCTTCCCCGGATAAACGCGCTTGTTCTCCGTTGCAATCCCGCACTTGGCGAACTCGCCGCGCACGATGGTCTTCCCCTCGTGCTGCCCCTCCACCAACTGGAGCTGGACCCAGCATGAGTCCACCAGCAGCTGTTTGGGCTGCTTCGGGGCTTTCGCGGTCTTTACGGTCGTTTCAGTGGTGGTCATGTCAGTGAATGCGCCAACGGAAGTTGCTTCGGAATTTCGTTCGCTGTATCTGTGAGTTGCCTGGATTGGTAGTGCGTCGTTTCAGTCGAAAGGGGCTTTTAGGGGCCCCGATGATCTCGCGTCGACCGCTCGAGTAGGCTGTTCGCCTCTTTCGCTGCCACTCGTCGAGATCTTCCCAACCTAGCGCGTCACCCTCTTCGGAAAAAAACCCGTACCCTCGGTTCGACTCATGTTGAGGCGGCTCAGCGCGGCCCCCGCACCCGTAGTCGGACGCGGCGTCGCTCCCTGGCCCTTGTTCTTGATCAGAGGAGTCGCGAAACGGACCCCTTCGTCCTTTTCCGCGGGGTCCCTGTCGCCGCCCGGCTTGTCGCCCTTCTTGTCCTCAGGATCCTCATCATCCTCTTCATCATCGTCTGCCTCGACGATGTCGGCGTAGAGATCCATCGCCGTGACGAGAGCGTCCATCTGCTGACGGAACTCCGCAGCAACCCCCTCCGCGTCCAGCTCCTCGCCCGACTCCAGCGCAAGCGCGATGTCACGCGCCTCCCCTGCCATCGTCGCAAGCGTCTCTGCCGCCTCGGCAAGATCGCCGTCCTGGTGCTTGTACGCGTACCCGGCGTAACCGCGACCGAGCATCTCGGCGATGATCGCGCTGTTCGCGAAAGCCTTCACCGTCTCCGTGCGATGCTTGGCATCGACGTTCTCGATAATCGCCGAGACGTCCGTCAGAACATCCGCGATTCGATCGAGCGGGGTCGAGCCCTCGACAACACCCGTCGAGGTGCGGATCTTCTGGACCGCCTCGCGCACCGACAGCGGGCCGGGAAGCGACTCGTTCGGACCCTTGGTGGCAGCGACCTTTCCGTCGACCGCGCTCGCCGGAGGCTGCGCAGCGCGAACCTTGTCGGGCTCACCCTTGATCGCCTCTGACTGCGCGCCAGGCGTTACAGGCAGATTCGCCTCGGGCGGCTTCGCACCTTCGTGACCCGGAACTTCGTCCGTCGGATCTGCGCCCTTCTCCTTCGGCTTGTCGGTAAGCGCGCCCACGTTTCGACCCGGCGCGGCTGCGCTCGTGGTGGGTTCGCCGGACGGACCCGGAGTCTCCGGTCCCTCCTCGGGAAGGATCCCAAGCTTTCGGAGATCCTCGTTGAGTGGGCTGAGCGGGGCGTGACGACCAAACATGTCTTCTACTTCTCCTCTGCTGTTGCAGAAAGGCGAGTTGTCATTGCTTCCACGAACAAACCAGCAACATCGTACTGATGTAGCTCGACTACTAAAGCGTCGTAGAGCTTGGCTTGGCCGTCAAGACTAATTGTGTGTTTCGCGCCTTCAGTGAGCGCATTTCTGATTCCACGAAGATCCGCTGCAAGATCTTCGACGAACACTTCAAACCCTTTTAGGGTCGGATCGCTCGGCTTTTTCAGCGCCGGGACCACTCCGTTGAGCTTCTCGCGCGCAGCCTCAACTCGATTCGAGAGGCCGGCAACACGTTCGGCGAGATACGTCAGGTCTGACGTAACCAGGCTCTGGTAGCCCGAGAGATCTCCCTCGATAAGAGTTCCGTCGTAGAGTTTGCGGAACTTGGGCTGAAGACGAGACGCTTCTAGCGCTGGAAGGTCCGTACGGACCGCCCCCTGGATCGCCGCGCGCTGCTCCTGATAGACCTTCTTCCACGGACGATCGCTCTTCACGAGCGTTTCAAACGACTCGACGAGCTTCGTCGGCTCCACCGGAGGCGCAGCCTCGAGCGCGTGTTTGACCACGTGCCCAAAATGGAGATCGGCGCGGCTCGCCGTTCCCCGCATGAACGCCTCTACGAACGCTCTCGCCGACTGCTCCGCGAATTGCGCCTCGTTGAACACCGCCGCCATGATGGGCTCGCAGCCCACGATCATGACTTCCTTGTTCTCTGCGATCTCGTATTTGACGCGCCACGCGTTGTACTCGACGCTCTCCGCAGGAAGTGCCGGCACTTTCGGCATTTTCGGCTTCATCGGGGGCTCCGAATCGTCGCCCTCCTTGTCGCCGCCCAAAGTCTGCCCAAGCGTCTTGCCGTCGGAACGACCAAACGGATTCGTCAGCGGGCCGATCTTGCTGCCTACGGGCTTCGCATCCAACGCCGCTTTGCCCACCCCCGCCATGCCGCCCGTCGCGAAACCCGTCGCAAGCTTCTTCGCGTTGTCAACAGTATCGGAGACGTTGTCCTTGAAGTTCTGCCACATCCCCTCAGAGAGCGGCTTCGCCGTTACGACCACTGCGTAGCCGTTAAACGTTCCCTCGACAGTCACCGAAACGTCTTTCCCGAAGAGCCGCGCTGCCGATTCCGAAATTGCCTTCTCGACCCGACCGCGAAGTCGCTCGTACGAGCCTTCTAGGATCGATTCAATCTCTTCACCGAAAAACGGCCGCGTCATCACATTTGACGCTAAAGGTGGTTTCCCGAAACAGTCAACGATATTCGTTGACTATTCTTTCCCCACCGCCGTTAGTAGCGGCGGAGACCTCGAACCTCGATGTTGAGATCCCGCACCAGTCCCCCCAGCTCCCGCAGCCGCGAGTGGATCATTCGATCCTCATGGGACCGCGCGCGTAGTTTCTCCTGCATCTGCTGACTCGTAAATCCAAGCCTATCCAGCTTCGACTCGAGCCGCGATCGGTCCGCACGAGACTTTGCTTCCCCCTCAAACAGTCTCCGCTCGAGCCCGTAATACTCCACCGGTCGAACGCCGTCCCGGATCCGGATCAGCGGGCCCCCAATTCGACTCTCTTTTCGCGCGGCCTGTTGCGCCGCCTGAGCTTGCTGCGCCTGAGCCTGTTGCTGTTGCGCCATCTGGGCAGCCTGCGCCTGCTGCTGTTGCTGCTGCGGGGTCTGCATTCCAGCCGCGTTCATCGCCTGCGTCGTGTCGATCTGACCCTGCGCTTGGCCTTCCATTCCCGCCGCAGCCACCGCTTTCTGGATCATGCTCTGCGTGCGCGCCTGAATCGTCGCCTCTTCGTCGGCTTCTTCCTCGCGCTGACGCATCACGAGCGCGATCTCCTCGTCACTCAGTTTGAGGACCGTCGAGAGCAGGTAGTGCAGGGAAACCATCTCACGGAGACGCCCGCAAAGGTCCGCGCGCGCATTCAAGACTTCCATCTGCGCCAACTCGAAGATCGCACTTGGAACCGTCATGTGCATCGAGTAGTCGACGCGGTTTGGATCGATCCCAAGCGCCGCCAAATGGACCCGCATGATCTTGGCAAACCCATTTCGAAGCTCACGCTGCACCCTGAGAATCGTCCGCGCGAACCGTACGTCACGCGAGCTGAGCGAGCTGTGAGTGTCCGACTGATCCTGTGCCAAGTAACTCTTCGGAACCTTGATTGCTGCAAACAGCTGATCCAAAAAATACTGAATATCTTCCATGCTTTGCCAGCTAGGCGCACCTAGGACTTCAATTCGAGTCCCATCTACTCCTTGCCGGGTCGGCACGAAAACATCGTCCTGTTGGTTCAAGATGGAGTGCTTGAGATCCATCTTTCCCGTGAGGTTGTTGACGTACTTCTTCTTCTTGTTCTGCTGTCGTACGCGATTCAAGTAGGCGAGCGCTTCCGCCGGAGGAAGGTTGCCTGTGTCTACGTAATAGGCGAACCTCTCTGCGCCCCTGGTAAGGCGGTAAATCATCGCCGTGTCTTCAAGCAACACAAGCCGTTTGAAGATCCAGCGGGCGCTGTCTAGGATCGAATTGTGGACTACAAGCCCGTCGGCAATGAAGTTGTGCTCGTTGTTTGCGACCTCAATATCGTAGACCGCCTCTTCGCCCGCCGGGTCGATCGAGATGATCTCCTCGCTGCCGAACTCCTGCGATTCGAGGACTGTCTCGTGGTAGGTCACCAAGGCGCCGCCGGTACCTACAATCAGTTTTTCTTTGCCGTTAGAACGCTTTATCACGCCTGTACGAGGGCCGCGAGTCCGCACATTACCGCTCGTCCACCCTAGGCCGTCGATCAGAGCTTTGATGTCTCGCACGAGGGGATCGTTGCAGAGTTCGGTGTGCAGGTACTTCCCTTCGTATGTTTCCCAACCATCGGCGTCAATGAATCCCTCTAGGAATTCCTTGCGGTGCTCAAACGGAAGCGTGTAAACCCATGCCGGAACACGCTTGAAGTGCGCACCATCGATCCACCCAAGTTCCCTAAGGACGCCGACTAGTGCTTGACTGCTAACGTACGATTGCGTTTCTACGCCCGGCTCGTCATATCGACCGCTACGGGCTGTCGGCAGTCCACACTTTTCCAGCAAACCTTCATAGAACTTGTTGCGTTCTTCGTCCACGCCGAGCGCGAACAATACCTGGCCGTCCGTCAGCCAGCCGTCGCCGAGAAGAAATCCGTACAGGCGCGCAAACCAAGGTTCTACGAAATCTGGTAGCCGGAGTCGCTCGTCCTGAAGCTTTTTTGTCCAACTCCCCTCAAATAGCGGCAGACCCGCTTCGTCGAACAGGGCTCTAAGCGTCTTCAGCGGAACAGCTGACCCCCCTTCCAAGAGAAGTTCCAAAACTGCTCGCGTGATTCCCAGTTTTGCGGCTAACGGTCGCAGTCCGCTATCTCTCGGCGAGTAGTGGCTCTCTCGCGTTTGTTGGCGAAGAGCTGCGGCCCCGCGCGCGGTAAGACGCACTTCCGTGTCGTCGTCGACGCGCAGTAATCTGAGCCCGAGAGGAGGCGGCGGCCGAGTCTCCGGCATTCGTGCCGCAAACACAAGCTTGTCGCCGATTCTAAGTTCTTCGACTGGGCGCCAGCGGTTCTTTCCGTGACCGCCGAGATCGACCAGAAGCGGGTGATTCGCTGTTAGCGTGATCTCTCTGTGCGTGGTCCTCACCCGGAAAACAGGCTTCACTCCGTTGCAGACCTGATCCAGAACTTTCGTAGTCTGCAGACGACCCGCTTTGCGCGTAAACACACGATCTCCAGATCGGATGTCCGCGATCGCTTTAACTCCGTCCGGCGTCCAAACGCGGCTTGAGCCGACAAGGCAACTCCCGTATATGGCACGTCGTTGTTTGGTGTGGATTCGGAAGTGAACGACCTCCCAATCCTCGAACGCAGATAGACGTTCCATGCCGGCGATCGTCCCTTGACCGTTAGATCGCCCCTGGAGCATCGCCGATCGCATAGCCAGAATCTGCTGGAATTCCGCCGGAGAATTGTGAACAACAACGCCGTCTGCGATGAAGTTATGGGCCTCATCGTCGACCTCGAGATCGAAAACCTCTGCTTCGCCGTGATCGACGATGCTTATCACGTTCTCCGCTACAAGCGGCGCTTCGAACTTTAGCTCACTATAGCAGCACGTAAAAGAGTCGGCGCGTGTCTGGACCACAACGTCTTTGCCTGTTCGACGGTTGTGAATTGTGTCGCCTACCTTATTGACCTGTTTTCCGATATTCCCGCAGTGGTAGCCGAGTCCGTCAATAAGATTTTTCAGATCTCGGACAAGATCGTAATTTGCCAGCTCAAACTGATGCATGACCAGTCCGGCTTTGCTCCGTAGATCCCACCCGTCGGCATCGATGAACCCCCTGAGAAAGGCCTCTCGGTGTTCCTCGGGGAGGCCGTAGACCCACCTCGGAACCCGTTTATTGTGGGAACCCTGGATCCAACCGAGCGAGACCAACAGTCTTGCCAGGTAGACACCGCCCGCGCAGGTCTGTTCGCCGTCGTTTTTGATTCTAGGTGTAAGCCCATACGAGTTCAACAGTCCGTCATAGTAGTCATTCAGCTCCGGATACTCGCCGCGGGCGTAGCAAACGTTACCTTCGTCGAGCCAACCGTCTCCCAGGAGAAATCCGAAAAGCCGGCAGAATTCAGGGGTAGGACGATCCGGTAGTGTGAGCTTCTTGGGTTGGCTACCCCAAGAGGTCGTGTAGTCGTCAGGGTCCTCAGACCAAATCTCTGACCATTCCGGCACACGGCCCGCCGGCATTCGTGTGCAGATGACAAGTTTCGCCGACTTCGCGTAGTCGATGTTCTTCTTACCACCAGACTGTCTTACTAGTCGCAGGTCTTTTGCTTTTACCCAGGTAGGCTCACCCGTACGACCGGCCTCGGAAGGCTGCACGGCCAATAAGGGGTGATCGGCTGTTACCACGATTTCCCGGTGACGAGTCCGAATTCGAAGTACGCGTTGTGTACCGTTACTGTGCCTTCGTACCACTGGCAGCGTCTTGATCGCCCCTCCTAGAACCGCGGTCGGAGATCGGACTGGCGATTCGAGGGCAGGACGCACCCCCTTTACCGGTTTGTACCCGAGGACTTTGCCTTCGTCGAACTGCTGAATTTCCGTTAGACCGCTTACGCCCCAAACACGGGAGCCGGAGGCCAAACAGTGCCCAAACCGACCTTTGAAATCTTGAACAAATCCATATAGTTCGCCGCGAGTACCCTCGATTCGGCGAACCGTCGGCGGCGCGAGGTAGTTGAGTCCACGCACTCCTTGATCGGTAACAAGCAGCTCTTCGTAATTTTGCCCGTATAGGGCTAGCGTCCGCGCGATACTCCAGATCTCTTCTTCGATTCGGAGGGTTCGATGGAAGAGGTCTTCGCCGATCTCCTCGATGGTCTTGTCGGGGCTACTCAGCCACAGGGGGCGACCTACGTGGTAGTCGTGCTGGGTCGCATCGTCCGCGTAGATTTCCAGGGCGGTGGCAATCAAAGGGTGATCGGCCATCTCCTCGTAGTCGACGAACCTGGAGAGAAGGTCCTGTTCAAGCTTGAGGTAGTCGCTGAGAACGTCATACCCATACGCTTGAAGTAGGTCGCTTCCGCTGCTGGGGTAGCCGGATGCGGTCGTGCCTTTGGCGAACTGGAACGCCGTGTGCTCTTTGTCTTGGCGGATCCAGCCTCGGACCCTATTTACCGCGTCGCCGATGAATCCCACGCCGTCTTAGCCTTTCAACCGGAGCTGTTCGAGCAGTGAAGCTACGAACACATCTGGCGCCGTCGCAAGCTCGGCCCCGAGTCGCGCTGCGACCATTTGAGGCAGGTCCGGCAGACTCGCGTAGTCCGCGGGACGAAGTGCCATTTGCTGAAGCTCGGTTGCAATCTGACGCGCCACGATTACGCCAATATCCCGCATAATCGGGGAAGTGTCTATGTCGGCGATCGCTTGAGCGGCAAGATCGCGCGTCACCCCGGAAGGCATGACGAGCACCTTTCCCGTATCGACCCCGAAAGCCTCTACAGTAGCCGGGGCCGTCGCCGGAAGAGGCGTTTCCCCCATTAGCGCGCGAATTTCGTCGAGAACGCTCACGGTGCCCCTACGCGTTCGAGCCAAGCATCAACGAGTGAATCGTCCTTCGCACGTCCAAACCGATCGGCAGTTTGATGATTCCACTCTCCGCGGACCGCCAGACCGCGCCGATCTCGCCTCGGGCCGTCGGTGGGGATTGCGTCGCGCATCTCGTGACCGTGATGATGAACGTATTCAGCGCGCGTAGCTCATCGGCGGTAAGCGTCCCCATTGCCGGACTGTGCATGATCGCGTCAAGTAGTGCGCGAAGATGAACGTAGTTGGGATCGGTCGCGATCGTCACGACGGGCATTGCCGGGGCGTCTTGCGAGCGAAGCAGGCCCTGGAGGTCTTCTACGAGCGGATTGGCCATCAGCCTATCCTATCGGTCCGTACGGACTTTTCGTCAGAAATTCCAGCCGTCTCCCCAATCAGGATCCCCGCCATCGCCTGTAAGAAACGCCGGAAGCAGCCCCGTATTCTCGTTGGCCCCCCGATTTCCCGCCAAATACGACTGCTGCTGTTCGTGCATCCACGGGTCGTTGTCCTGCATGAGCCCTTTCATGATCGGCAGCGGAGCCACCAACCGCTGCTGCGATAGGGTGAAAACAACACCAGCCAAGCTATCTGATTGATCTTTCGAGCCTTTTTTCGGGTGATCGATCTTGCGATTTACACCTTTTGTGTGTTCCTCGAGTGCTACCAGCTCCTTGAACAGGTGTTCGTCGTGGTAGAGCCTGACACGATTCTCGTAGAGCGCGGTCTTCAGCGTGTCATACGGCTCGGGGCTCGTGTCGACGGAGATCATCTCCGCGTTGATCCCTCGTTGTCCGAGAATTTGCAGACCGTCCGTCGATTGCCACGAGTCATAGGAGACGCACGTAACAGTGTAGCCGTGCGCGATGAGATCGTAGATGAGGTGTCGAATGTCCCCGAAAACGATCTCGCCCCCCGTGGGCGGTACGATTCGCAACATGCAGTCGACGGTGTACACAGGGGCTTTTTCAACGTACTCGCGACCATCCTCGCTTCGACGAATGACGTCTTTATGGCCGCTCACGTGCGCCATACACAGTGCGGCCGCGTCATGCTTAAGGCCGAGGTCGACGTGAATATGGCGGTTAGCGGCAGGGTTTAGGAGCGGGCGCAGAATCGGTCGGTCCCCGTAGCCCATGATTCGCTCGCGGCGCTCGCCAACCATGCGGCTCCACATGAAGGTGCCGCCCTTCGACATGTCGTAAACCGCAGTGGAGAACGGGTGAGACAATCCCGGGTCGATAGCTTCTTTGATCTTCTCGCGCCTTTGAATGTACGGACGAAGACTGGAAGAGCTGATCCCGCCAATGTCTCGAATCGCGCTTTCCAGGTCCCGTTCGAAGTCTTTTCGAAAGTCGATCGGTACGTCCAAAAGAACCACTCCCTCTGGGAGTGTCGGTCGAAGCTTCTCGGGGTCTTCGTTGTCCTCGAGAATCCGCGAGCCTAGCTCGCTGTTGCCACAGAGGACCCAGAATCGTTTCTGGTTGTAGTAGGCGTCGGGCTTTGTTTGCCAGACGGTGTAATCGGTCACGTACACCGATGGGTCATTTAGAGACTGTTGAATGCGTCGTGCCGTAAAGTCGTCGTCAGAGGTCTTCGAGGACACCAGGAACAGCATCCCCGGTAGCTTCCCTTGACGCTCGAAACGCGACTTCATACGGCGGAGGATCGCGTGGTAGATCGTGTCCGCCTTGTCTATCTCGCCTGCCGCGGTCTTGGACGTGCCGAGGAAGGCCGCCTCGTCGATCAGCGCTCCGATCACGTTCAGCCCCAACGCGGAAGTTGCCGTTGTCGCTCTCGGAGCGACCCATACGTTGTGCGGAAATCTCAGCTCCGTCTTCGATGTGGCAAACGGAAACTGTTCGTTGAAATAAGCGCTGGCCTTTAGCTTGACTACTAGATTTTCAAACACGACCTTTTGCGCGAGACTCTCATTGACCGATAGAGCGAGGAACGAAATGTTCGTATCCTTAGCCAATCCGAAGCCGGCATGCGGATCGCGCATGCAGGATATTTCGTACAAAACCCTACAAATTCCGATAGATGCTGTAAAGGTTTTCCCCGAACCGATCCCACCAGTATTGGAGGAGTACACGCCGTTGCGTGTATAGGCACCCTCGTCGTTGAGGGTGCAAATCGCGAAGTTCTCGGTCTGCGGAACCGTCATGCAGTACACGGGGCCCCGCCCGATATGTTCGACGGACACCACGCAGTGATTCCTCGCTCTGAACAGGGTACCCCTCTCAATACCGGCCTCGCGCAGCACGCTCCTAACGCGAGTTGTCGAGCACCCCAGCGCAACTGAAACCGCCTTGATTGTCGTCGCACCGCCAGCTCTTGCGCTCAGAATACTCTCCAGCGTTACGTCAGGTCGTCTTACTCGACCTTCCTTGTTTCTAGCCACGAGTCTAGCTGTGTGAGCCTTTTTGGCTTCCTCTGAGCGAGCGATCCAAGTTCGACGCCCGGCAAACTTTGCGTTGCCGGCGAGATTGCGCGCTCGCATGCGCTCCGCAGCCGCTGCTTTTTGCTCGTCGGCTCCTTCTCCTTGCCAACGCCTCTCCCTACCCGTTTTGGCGCGTTCTGCAAGAACCGCGCGTTTCTCCTCGGGCGTGATATTCCACTTCTCAAGACTGGCGCGCGCATGACGCCGACCCTTCTCAGATCGCATATACTCCAGATGTCCCTTACGGAGCGGCGATGACGGATCCGATGCGGCTTGGCGTTGCCGCGACACCAGATTGGCCCGCACTTCGGGATTTTCTGCGAAATAGGCGCGCTTAGCCCGAGCGTGTAGCAACCTGTGATCTTTCCACGGCATTCGCGTTAGGTTTGAAGGGCGATTGTCCGTTTTTCTGAAGTTGACGTGGTGGATCGTCTCGATCTTGGAGTCGATAGGCCCATTTAATGACTCCACGCATACATGTGTGTAGACCTCTCGCTCGATCTTGTTGTCGAGGACCAGTTCGTAGCCCTCGATACGCCGCCCCTGGCTTCGTTTGGAGAGCCTTGTTTGAAACGGCATCAGGCTGTCGCCCGCTTTTAGCTCTTCAATTGTTCGTTTGGTTCCGTCTCTCAGAACCATGCGATGCCGCGCATTTCCGACAAAATGGGACCCATCCTCGAGCCTGACGCGATAATAGTCGTCCTCGCCGGTACAGCGCGGCTGTTCGGCGAGTGCGGGCAGCACACTGCCGTCAGGACGACAGCTGTATACCCAGAACGGTTCGGGGTCGGACTGCCACCGTTCCGCCAGTTTCGCTATCGTCGCAGTTGTTCCATCCAGCAGGGGGATCGGTGTATCAGGGTGCAAGCAAAGTATGGCCTCAGAGTAGCCACCTTCGAACATCTCCTTGAGGTCTGCGAGCAGCTTTGGGTAGATATTCGAACAGGTCTCGCCGAGGTAGTATGGGTCCTTCACGAAGGTCTCCATGTCTACCGGTGGTGTCTTGTACTCGGCCTGACCGAGCAATTCGATCAAAGAAGGCTCTTCAGAGGGGACTGCGGAAGGATCATTGCGCTCTTCGAGTTCCTTCAAAATCAGATCGACGACTTCGCGCTCGGCCGGGCTCAGACGCGCGAGATCCTGCTTGAGGAGCATCTCTGTCTCCTCAGGTAGACGCTGCGTGACGGCTCTTCCGTTGATAATCGAGATCGCCACTAGTCGATCTCCGTACCACTCACATCGATCGCTTCTTCAGGGAAGAGATCCTCGGAAGGTCCGTACGGACTTTTCGCGGCCGGAGTCGCTTCCACGACCTCCCCCGGCACGTCAATCGCGCCCTCAGTGAGCTGCGCCGCCGGTCGCGAAAGTAGACGTTCAACCAGGTTGAGGATCTTCTTCCGAGACTCTGCGTTGTGCATCACCTGTTGCACTTCAGGCTTGTTGTTGTACCGAACCGCGACGTCCGCCATCAGTCGCGCGTCCACATCGAGCTGACCAATGTGCCGCTTGGAGAGACCGAGATCCATCTTGAGGTCCTTGTAGGCGACCAAGATCTCTTTTGCGATCCTCACTTCCTGACCCGTCGTCGGAAGCAGCTTCGAGATGGTCTTCTCGTTTTTGAGATCGATCTCGATACGGCCCATTTGGAGCGTGTAGAGGCGTTGCAGCTCGTGCAGCTCGTCGAGCCCTTCTTCGACTTTTTCCGCGGCCTTTACGTGCGCGCGCGGGATCCGTGGCTTCATTAGTTCCGCCGGGGGGATGGAGGCGCGATAGTCGAGGAGCTGGGAAACCACGGAGGCGCGCGTGATGTCGTTCATCTCCTCCTTCACCTCTTGGATGAACTTGGCGACGTCTTTGAGCGGCCAGCCCTCTTTGATGCGCTGGTCGACCTCTTGAAAACATCGGAGGCCTCGCACTCGCGTCTGGCCCTGCTGCCGACTCACCGGAGCGATTTTGCGTCTTGCTGTCATTGTGGAAAGATTTCCGCTCTTTCCACGGATCGTAACCGGTTCTTGAGTATCCCGCTACAGCTCCGTTAGGGTAGAGATCGGTCTGACCGCGGAGGTCGTCGTTAGGACGGCTGGGTAACGCCACTTCTCTCGAGGGGAGCGGCGTTTTACTTTTCGGCCCACGACGGGCCATCGGCCGGTTCGGCCTCGACCGGTACATCCGGCAGGTACGGTTGGATCGCCTCGATCATCCCTTCCTGCAGCTCCTTCTTCGAGGCTGCGACCAGTTCCGGGTCGTTGTCGGTCTCTAGCATGATCTCGTCATGAACCATGTGAATCATCTTCGCCCGCCCGTTGTACTTCTTCAGACGGTCATAGACGCACCGCAAAGCCTTCTTC